GCGCTTTGCCTCATTGCGCTCCGCCATCGAAGTGATGGGTCAAGCCCCGAAAGGATGATAACGCCCCAATAAATAAGGCAGAGCTTACGCTCTGCCTGGTTACCGTTTTTTCCCGACACAGGAAGACTCTATTGCGAATATTACCCTTATATAACAAAGATATATTTAATATAATAAACTTTTTTTATTTTAAATGGACACAACCATGGACAGATGTCATTTTTTACTGTGCTTATGACAATCACCCTTGGAGTTGCTTTGCGGTAATTTTTTTGCCCCACGTATGCCCCAGCGCTCAATGCTTATACATGGCACCCAGTATCCCACCACGCCATCCACACTTGCCAACCCACATACTTTTAAATGTTCAAAATATAAGCGCAATCCAAAAACTATTAACAATTGAATCATTAGCGTGAAACGATAATTATTATTATATATTCAAGTTAATGCTTTACTTATTTATTTTTTAAATACATCATCAGGAAGTGAAGCTATTAGGATTTTTATCGGATACGGAAATGAATCTAAAAATAATAATGCGTATTGCCGCCGCCATTTCCTTGGCATCGATCACCTCAGGCTTTACAAAATGGCCTGACATAATGTTTATCACAAGTTGTTTATTTCTGGCTATATGGCTACACGCAGAGTGGGATTGGCTTAGAAGTGGCGGCGAGTGATGGTGGTGGGCTCAGGTATTCATCGCCATCCTTACGACATCTATCAGCGACTCTTCTGTAGCATGTTCGCGCACCGTTATTTTATTAACCCCATCAGAGAAAACAATTGAGTTGTTAACTTTCTTTACATTCAACTTGCATGAATTACTTTTGGCGATACCATCAAAAGTAGTGAAATAAAAAAAGAAATTACCTTCTTTATCCACTCTGCTTACCGAAGTTATTTTTTTGCTCTCCCCCCGCCCTAACCAATCATGATTGTCATCAATAAGATACTCATTCACTCTTGCGCCTATCAGTTTTAGATAGCACTCTGGCAGCCTTCTAACCGCCTTTCCTTCCGGTGAAAATAAAAATATCATATCGTAAGCCCTCACGAAGTGAGGCGCCTCTTTAGTAAAAAATGATTACTCAATAATATACCCATGATTTGTTTAAGTAAATACGATTAGTGACATCCCATCATATCCCAGCCATATCCACACCCCATGCGTTCGCCCACGTTGTGGAAAGGTATGCGCAGTTGGCATCCGCTTCCGCAACTGTTAAAACCCTGTTAAAAACCAGAATAAGACCAATGTTGCGTGGGCCAAGAGGAGAGCTTGATGCGTATGACCGGCCAAGAACTAATTCTCTAACTGGAGGGGCTACGCGCAAAACTCCACCCATCGACACGTTAGCAAAACCAACTTTACCGGCTCCGTTCCATAGATGTATTGATGGCGTGTCGCTGAATATACCTGTAGTAAAATAAAAACCCGGATCCGTTGCGGGAACTGAAACCCCTCCCGATTTCACACTTGTACCCGCCGTAGCATAGATATTATTTGGACTTAAAGCGCCACCGGCAGATCCCAGGGTATCACCCATGCCATCGTCACCAAAGTTACTAATATCATATCCCGATGCAACACCAGATCCACGAAGTGCTGACATGATTATACATGTCCAATATTTACCCGGTTTTACGCCGGTTGCCAGATGCTTACCAACCCCAACGGTCGCATATGTATCATTTAAAACTGGCGCACCATATGCGATTAACGGATTAGTTGGGTTGTAGAAGTTTTTATATGGATCCGTACCACGCCGAGGCCACCACCCGTCTGTGAGGCTGTCGCTTACTGGCAGTTGCGGCGCAGCATTAAAGAAAGACAGATATGGTGGAAGCGCTGGATCGGCAGTTCCAGTGCCATTTGAGAAATCTACAAATACGTTGCTCATTTTTCGCCTTTATATCAATTTGTCTTTCATGGTATTTAACAACCCAGTAGCTCCGGCATCATTCAGATGCAGATCATCTACGAACTGTCCCAACAAGTTTTCTTCCGCCCAGGTGGACATGATTGCATTAATATCAACAAATTCTATACCGTTTGCCACTGCATACACCCTTGCTGCGTTAACAAACACTGTTAACGGAGTGGCGGAGTTTGCTGGTACACCATTTGTGTCTGGAGGAGCAATAAAAACAATTCCAACATCAGAAGACGCCGCCCTGAACGCCTGTACTATTGAGTCAACACCGGCTATGAAGTTAGTAACATTACTGGTCGCATTCCTATAATCGTTTGTCCCCAAGATAATGAAAACCAAATCTGGATTTATTTCTTGAGCATAGTACTGAATGTGAGGGCTTATTTTATTTAAGTATTGTATCCCACGCGCCCCAGCATGGCCGCACTTGTGAAGCTCAATCCCTGGCTTGTTCCAGTTCTTAACATAAAAGCCGTGCAGCGCCACAACCCCCGTATTAACAGTGGTATCTATATCTATTGAGTGAGTACCAGCGGAAAGGCCAGTTATTTCCGTTTTGCTTTGAGCGCCGGTTCCGGAAGTTGTTACAGTTGTCCAGGTACCACCATCAATTCTATACCTGAAGCTTCCTGAATCCCTGTAATAAATAGTAATGCGAGTTCCATCAAATCCAGAAAGTGTTGCTGTTGCTGTTGAACCGCTAGTATATATACAGTAACCGTCAATACCACAACCATAAGGCGGAACTTCAGTATCTGGACCTCCGATACTCCATGGTGTAAACCCAGAAAAAGAGAAAGACATTGAGTTTAGATACATGACTCGCCCACTAACCGGACCACACACACTGGCCCATCCGTCAGCAGATTTCCCATATAGTCCATACATCCAATTTGCGATAATTTGCGGTATTGTGGAAAAATCCATGTAACTATCACCGATGCAAAGGGCCTTTTTCCGGGTATTAGTCCCCACATCTAATGTTGCCCTCGCAGCACGCCAACGATAAAGGTATTTACCATTGGTAATCAGTGGAGCAAATGATTTGGCTTGCGAAAGATTAAAAGCATTTGGGTTTGTGAGCGCAATATCATAAAGATAGAGTGTTTTATCATTAAACCATGCATAAGTGGATTTGTTCTTCACAAATGCAGGCCAAATTAGCTCACTTGTCAGTGTTCCACCTTGCGAACCAAGGAGGGTGTTTCCAAGCCTGGTTTTTATGTCTCCATGAAGGGCATCATTCAATCCAATCCCACCTATTTTATTTTTATCAATAAATAGAGGTGCCCCGCCATTTTTACATACAACCGGATAAGTTGTTTCACTGTTTAAAATTAATGGTATTTCCTTTACTCTGTATTTAAGTTGCAATACTACATCATCACCAGGGGTTGATGCCTTCTCAATGGCAGTACCGCTGCTATTGAGATAATATTTAAATCCACTACCAGGACCCAGAGCGACCCTAAACATGTCTCCACTCGGAGTGCCAGCCAATCCAGCGATTGTTCCATTTGGATCTTCTGGTGTGGTGTAATAGGTGTTTGCATCCGAAATGTTTTGCGCTATTTGAGCAGATGCCGCTGCGCTCTCTGCTGAATCTTCTGCTGATATTTTTGACTCTGCCGCGTTAGCTGCCGATTCTTCCGCTTGCCCCCTGAAAATATCAGCATCTTGGGCGGACCGAGAGGCATCATCAGCGCTGGCCTTGGCTTCTATTGAGAAATTCTCTGCCTGACGTGCATCTTCGGCAAATGACTTTGCCTCACCCGCCGCCACCTCGGCTATGGCGGCATATTTCTTTGCGGCTGCTGTATCTGAAAAGGACATATATTATTTATCCCATTAAAAAAGGCCGCCTAAGCGACCTTGAGTTATGATCTTTTAATTACCACTCAATTACCAAAACACCTGGCTTACCTGAACCACCGCTATACGCTGCAGAAGAAAGCGCTGGGTCATATGCCCCACCGCCCCCGCTGCCATAAGCTTGCGCGGCAATACCTGCCAGAGCACCGGCTCGACCACCACCACCCCAAAAAGAAGCACCGCCGTTACCTGTCAGGAGAGAATTGCTTGACTGACCATCCGATCCGTAGCCACCGCTGATGTTTATTGCTCCTCCGGAAGATGTTCCCCCCTCGCCGCCAGCGGTGTTTGTATTAGTCGTCTTGTTCCCGGCCACTCCTCCATTTGCCGTTGCTAATGTTCCAAATCTGGTTATCCCGCCATTCCCTGCTGAAAATGGGCCGCTCGAACCAGCGCCGCCATTCCCGATCGTTACTGGAATAACGGAGCCAGGGATAACAGAGAAAACGCCAATTGATGTGCCCCCGGCCCCACCACCTGAACCGGAAAAGGTATCGGTTAAAGATCCGGCCTGACACCCCATTCCGCCCGCCCCACCTCCAGTTAGAATAACCTTGATAGATGTAACCCCAGATGGAACAGTGAAATTTCCAGAAGCGGTAAACGTTAGAATCCCCTTAGGGATGGAATAACTAGACATATTTATTCCATCGCAGTGTATTTTCATTACTGAGCTCGGATAGGATGTTACCGATACTGCTCCTGGACTTATTGTTGTGCAAAGCACACCAAAAGCCCCCGTAGTCTTATTATCGATGGTCCAGTCTTTTATCCAGGGGGGGAAATATAGGTATACGTTTGCTGTTAGCGTTCCGGTGATGACAACCCTGGTTTTTGATGCCTGCAAAGTAGTTAATGTCACACTACTAGATGTCATTGAAATTGATGAATCGCCATATGTTGCTAACGGAACCCAACCAGTAGCAGTAGCGGTGGTTACTTCTGGATTATTGGCGTTCCCTTCAGTTAAGTTAATCCACACACCACTATAAACACTATCAGGTATTACGGCCCCTTTCGGGTAACCATTAATTGATGTAGAGAATGCAACATTATATGGGTAACCCATGCCCGCATCTTGCCATTGCTGTTTTTGAGTGATGGCATAAAGAATGCCATTCATGTCCTTGCCTTTAGGTGGCTTTCCGCCTGCGCTGATCGGTGTCATGGTTAATGGTGGAAACCCACTATCAAAAGTGGCGTCACCATCAGCAAGCGTAGTTCCTGTTGAATCTACTGGAATGCTATTTTTATCACCATTAACAGAGAATGCCTTTGTCGTGCGCGAAGGGATATCTGAGGAATTCATTTTATACCTGCTGTTCGATATTTACGGTGACGCCAGCCGGAGAAGGAAGTGCCCCAGAGCTTTGAACAATTGCCAACTCTACTGTTGAAAGTTGGAACTCAAAAACATAGGTCATTACCATTCCACCATCATTACGGACGTATGCCTTTCCGCTGTTTCCAAACATATACATTAACATCCTATTCATGCTGGGAATTGTACAGTCCGTTATGTTTGCCATGGCCTTTAGCATAATTAACTTTCTATATGCATCGTTTGTTAGTGTAACGGTTGAGGTTTGTTGTTCGCCGGTGTAGAAAGGGGCTTGGTCGAACGGTTGTGGATCATCTATCACTGGGGTTGAGTTCATAGCCTCGTCGTAACCAAAAAATTGCTCACTTGGTGTAACTGTAAGTAATCGGCTAACTACGACAATTTTGCCCCAGACATCTAATCCATATGTATCGGCTGTGTCTATATTCCAAATTACATCGTAAAAATCATCTAGAAATTCCCCGGTATCTATCGTCGCGTTGAATGTTTCGATGATGCTTCTTAGCTTTGGGCTTCCTGCGTATTGCGCAAGAATTGTGTCTTCTGGGCTATCCATTAGGCCACCAATTCAACGACTATATTGCTTGAGTCAATGGTTGGGATTTCGTCTATACCAAACTCGGATGATGACGAAAATGTTGTCCCATCTTTGGAAATTGTAATACCTAGGATGTTGATGTTCGATTGGTCAATCGATTGAACACCTGCATAATATCTACCTGCAAATATTTTCGACCCAATTCTGGCTCTTGTACCACCATCCTCTCCGTTAAAAGAGTTGATAATGGCATTCTGGATAAGCGACGTTATATTTGATGGCAGAGAATCATTACTCTCAATGTCCACTTTAAAATGTACGCTTATGGCGGTTGGTGTAACCCATTTAATGGTGTACTCGGGATATGGATAAACATAATTTTCCATGTCCTGCACAACAAATGTGGTCGTTCCATTCATGTTGACGCCTGGAGGGGCGGAATTGAATATTGCGTTACCGATACCGCTTTCTGAACCGCCATACACGGCAATGTAAATTGAATGGGCTAATACGCTGTAGTTCGTCACACCCTTGTTTACTGCCGAGCTGGTCTTATTGTCCGTCACGTAGGCATCTGTGACCCCATCTACCGCTAACACGGCCGCATATACAGAAGCCAATGTGTTCCTGGCGTTCTTAGCTACGGACTGTTTGCGGCGATATTCAAAGTTTGCCCGCCCCTCCACGTCATTACCTAATACACCGGCTGTCAAATTATTTACGCTTGACCACCCAGTTACAGCTCGATATATCGTATTTAGCGCCCCTATTGGGCACGCTATGGGTCCTGCTGCTTGATTCTGAAAAACCACATCAACCGTACCTGATGCAGGTATTGTTGCGGCTGCCAGCGAGTAGTATAGATACCCATTGTCATCCTGAGCGATGCTGTTTGCTGGTAGTACTGTGCCAACCAGGCCTTCGCAAGTTGCTGTGACCAGCGTCCCTGTAGCCGCAATACGGTCTATAAAGTAGATTCGTGCAATGCCATCTTGATATCGTCCAGATGTGTAGTCTGGGTTAATTAGGTTTGTCAGCTCAGCCAGTTCGTCATTCTTTGCTGCGATGATGGCAGTGTCACTCATGGCGATCTGCCCTTGCGGTGTGGTAAGGCTGGTACTCATGCCGCCACCCATGGCCGTATCAAGGTCACTTAGCCGACCATTTAGAATGTCTAACTCGTCTGGAATAGCCAATCCTGTAGCTGTGATAGTCACGGCAGGAACGGCAGTTGTTACTGTTACAGAATCAGCCATGAATGCCTCAGAGTTGAATGGTGCTTTCTACGTTGTTCGTGTCTGTGATGACCATCACGCCAGATGCTTTCCGGTCTGACTGGCCAATGATGATTGAGCAGGTTGCTGATTGGACGTATGGGAGCTTTTTGGCTTCGGTTTGCAACTTGGTATTTACATATTGAGTGCCGGGCCAGTGGCCTAGAATCTTCTCGTAATACGGCAAGCCTAGCGTTGTGTCATACCAGCATTCCCCCGAGAAGGTACTGCAAGAAGTCGCAACATCTTGAGCTACTGCATAAGGGTTTTCTGTCTGAGCTATGTTGCCGAAATCATCAAGCTGCAAATCCCAGGTGTCAGTGTTCAGAAGCATCGACTTCGTGATCATGTTTTCTCCGGGCATAAAAAAACCCGCCGGAGCGGGTTGGTTTCAATGATGTTCTATCTGTTTATGCAATCTAAGTAATATTTGGAATGAATGCTGGCACTATTGGCGGCCCATGATGGGTCTGGATACATAAACTGCTCATTTGAGGACATAAACTGATCTGTCTCCTCCTTGCATCTGGCGGCCTTGTTGTTTGAGGAAATGCTGGACTTTATGTCCACCTTCTTGCCGCCAGGAATAATCAGATAAACATACTTTGAATGTAATATTTCACTTGATACGCCCTTCCCATACATGGCAACCATACCGCCATTATATGCAGGGATGATCTTGTCTACTGGTACCGTTATGTTTCCTCGGTCGTAGACAATCATGAAGGCCTTTCCAATTACGTTCTCGACCGCTCTAAAATCTTCCGTCCCAAATGTTACAGCCACATAAGGCGATTCATCATCTGGGTCGTTTTCAACAACTTTTATGCATGGTGAAAGTGAACCAGAATTCCCCCCAATCAAACTTTGAGAGCATGCGACACTTAACTTCACCCCATTTGAAAGGGTTGTATTCACAAAATCAGCAGCATAACTGGATGAAAACATTAGGAATAAAGAAATAATACCATGCTTGATTAACATACTATTCTGGCCCCGAAGTATTTGAACCTCCCGATTCTACTCCTCCGTGGACATGTGTTGATAGAGAAATTCCCGCACCTACAACGTCGCCATTTGCCGTCACTTTACCAGTGACTTCAACATCACCCTCAAATGATGATATTGGGGCATTGATTCGCACTTTTGCTGGCGATACGATAGTTATTTCCCCATCTGCAAAATCAATATATTGAGATGGTTCATGATTAAGAACTCCGCCTAGATAAATTGCATCGGCTTGGCTATGGGCGCGATTGGAGCCAGGCAAGCTTGGGGCCTTTGTATTTTTGACGTTGGTTATGTCTCTATCACAACAGGCCGCCAATCCTATGTCACCGATTACTGGCTTCATTTTAACCGCACTGGATCCGCGCTGAAGTCGCCAGACTGGGATGCCAAACACAATTCCCTTTTCTATCTTATCCCCTGTTCCTGTGAAGCCATGAACCACTGGCCTTACATCAACGGAGTTTCCATCATCTGAAACTCCAACCACAACCACTAAATTTATAAAAGACTGTCGCATTAGGAACTGATACATCAGAAATTCCTGGACATTAGCATCTGATGTGGTGTCTTGTGGCCGAGCCGTAAAAAAGTTAGTGCTCATTGCATCCCTCCTGTTATAGGCCCAATACTGGCCCATCCTGTCGTCATCCATGGGCCACCTTCCGTCCATGTGGAGAGGTAATGTTTTGCGGCCTGAATGGTATACGTCCCTGAAGCGTTAGGAAGGCTAGTAACCAGCTCAAGTTCCCGGCCCCTGATAATCAAGTTGCTATAGATGCATGAAAAGCTAATGCCATAATTATTAAAAACGGGATACCCAATCAGACCATACTCTGGGGAGATAAAAGGCTTGACCTCATCCTTTCTGCCGCCTCTGGTCCAAATAGAGATAACCATTAAACTGATATCAATTTCTATACCTGCATCTCTTGCACATTGCCTAATCTGGCTTATTGGGTCACCACTGTAGTAGGGGTTATCTCTTACATCCTTGACCCCATTATTTACAACCGTATACCCAATTGGTTTGGCGATCGAAGTGATGATGTCAGCTACCGATACGCTTCCCCTAGCGGAAAAATCAGCAGCAATCACAGATTGTTCAAACCCCGTTGCTGTCGCCATTATGTGCAGTGGTGCGTCGGGCATCTGGTTCATGTCTGCAAAGCAGTTCATGATGGAACCAAAAAATATAGGTTCTTCGTCAGCCCAAATTTTAATCATGTTTTGCTTTGCGCCATTTAGCTGGATTCCCTTGTAACTCAGGAGGGCCATTTTTTCCATGCTTAGGCCATATACCCTGGCATCAAGAGTTGTTCCAGTTACGCCGCCATAAGCCCCAACCTCTAGTTCGGCCTTGATATTATCTATCGTAAGTATATTTCCACCGCGATCGTCAAAGGCACCGCTTTTAAGTGTGAACTGAAACTTAAGGCTGCGTTTTTTGTATGTCATTGTGCAGTTTCCATTTCTTCTTTAGTCGCATAGAAAAGCCGGAATCTCGTACCCAGTTCGTCATAAATCGGATCTGCGTCACCTACCGTGTCAGCAAAGAACAACTCACCCTGCAGTCCCAGGTGTGCATACCTGACCAATTTATTGCAATTTAGACAAATCACGCCTTGGACAATCCACAGATCACCCAAGGCAACATCAATAAATAGGCCAGTAGTTCTTTGCACCAGTCTTATTTGGCATGCTTGCCCACCAATTGTGACACTTACCTGCTGCGCCTTTATTGGCTTTAGGGTGATTTCCTGCATTATGACAACCCCTTGACCAGTTCAGTAACGGCATCAGATAGCTTGTTGATAGAGGAGGTTGCGGCACCATTAAACGCCCCAGTAACACCACTTGTTGCCCCTGAAACTGCTGAACTCACCGATGATGCCACCTTGGTAGATGCGCTTGATAGAGAGCTTTTAAGGCCGCTTAAAGCTCCCTTAACATCGACAAGGGTTGCACCTGATGTTGTTGAGTTCCCAATAATCGTCCGTCCATTAGCACCCTTTACGCCGAATGTCGGCACATCACCAGGATCGTTTCCTGTGTTACTGGTTATCTTGACCTCTGCCTCCTGCAGAACGGCCTGAAAAATAGCTTCTACCGTAAGAAGAGTTACCTCTCTATCTGAGGTTCGATAGTTGTAACGGATCAGGTCATAGCTTTCGTAAGTCGTGTCTGGGGTTTCGATGTCATAAACCTGTGCGCTACTCACCATGTCATCCAGGGCGGCTAAGGTGTCAGACCTACTCGTTAGGGAGAAATTGGTCAGATTTGGCAATCCTCCACTAAATCCAGACCAGCCCTCAAGGGTAAATGCGACTCTAATAACTGGCGGTCGCTTAACCTTGTTGTATGAATTATAAGAACCCTGCTCTATAGGTGCCGATACAACAGCAGCGTCAGCCCCATACTCAATCCCCAGATACGAGGTTGGTCTTAACGCCTTTAAAACGCCTCCTGACGTGTATATTCCATAACCAGGAGAAAGCGTGCTATTCAGGATGGAAAGCAGACCACCACCGTTAATGGCATTTATCAGCGTCGTTTCATTAAGTGAAAATGCCATGTTAACCACCCTGACCAGTAAGTGATGGGGTCAGCATGCTTGACCGTCCAGCTCCGCGCTCAATGTCTTTAGATAGGGCTTGCTGATTGTTAGCTGAAGTTACAAATTCCGCCTTGCCTATATGGATTTCGGTCTTATTCCCAGTTGGGCCAGCATAACTGCCAGAGCCACGCTGCATGCTTGCCTTTGCTCCAACCTGTATGCCGCGCATAATCTCGTCATCACTGACATATCCTTTTCCATTTTCATGGCTAATGATACCTTTTAGGAGATTGAATATTGTGGACATATCAGCGGAGCTAAGTGACTCATTCGCTCCCTTCCCTGTGGATTTGACTAGCGAGTTGATGTAAGCCATCACATTGTTATTGTCACTTGCTGGGGCATACTTATTGACGATCTCGGAAATAGTGTCAGTGCCACGCTTAAAGTAGAGTTGGATCTGCTTGTAAAGCGCTGCAACTCCATCCGTCATTGACCCAAAAACAGCAAACCTTCCGTTTTCACCACGCTCTTTTGATGCTCCAGCTTGCCCAACAAAGTTAAGGTTTCCTGGGTTGTTATTTCTAATGCCCCTTGGCGCATTCGCTGGCTGAGAACGCTGACCTTCTTGATTGACTTGCCCATACCCATCAGCTCTAGGAAGATTTATGCCGGTTTTTTCCTGCACCCAGTCGTGAAACATTTTCCCGTAGGTTTCAGTCTTATCCATTCCTGGCAAGTCATTTAGCGTGTTTGCTACCGGATTATTTGTCAGCCATGCATATTTTTTTTCCAACACTTCTGCATATTTTTGCAACTCAACTAGCCCGGCGATAAGGCTTACTCTCGATAGCGCTACCAGAGCACCTTTCACACCGCCGATAGCGGAAATCATTCCCAGCAGCCATTTCCCTCCGATAAAAACCAGAAGTCCTTCCATGATGTTCTGCCAACCGCCAGCAGCATCTGAAACCTTATGTATGATATCTGCGGTATCTTTAAAGAATTGCTGTATCTCTGGGCCGTGATTTGATATCCATACACCAAACTGCTCTATGAGAGGGATCAGCTTTTCGATATAAGGAATTAATGCAGTTAAAAGCACCTGGGATGCAGCGGAAAAATTTTGCTTCATAGCTACGAGTTGCCGGTTTAATTCTGCGGCTTTTCTCGTAGCATCCTCTGTAGCTTTCGATGTTTTTTCAAACCGGCCTGCATCAGTGACTAACTGCCCACTGCTTAAAGCCTGTTGCGTGGCATTATCGAACCCAAACATGCCCCCAAAACGTCGCTTTGCATCAGCGTTTAACTTGTTCCAGTTTTGCGCAATCTTGCGCATGATGGCTTCGGAATTATCTTTCTGATAGTCGAAGTTAGCACCTGTCGCGCCACCAAACGATGCTAGAGCAGAAAATAACGGGCTATCGGAAGCTCCACCAGTCCTAATCTGGGTCAGCACATCCTGAAAGCCTGACAGAGTCCCCTGCATCTTCTCAGCACTTGATCCTGCAGCCTCTGCAGCACGCCCCCATCCGTCCAGCGACCTGGCAGACATGTCTAATGCTTTGGAGTTGATGCCTAGTTGCTGCAGACTATTAGCGGTGTTAGTGATGAAGTTTTTAATGCCATTGGCTGAAAGTGTTACGCCAACCAGCGCTAGCAATTCTGTGCGAATGGATCCAAAGAAGGAGGCCGCTCTTTTACCTGCGGCCTCCATATCTTTTGCTGTCTGTTCAGAGTTTTTTCGGGTCTTATCGAGACTCTCTTTGGTCTCTTCCTGTCCTTTTTTGAAACCGGATGCATCCAGGCCAAGAGTGACCACCAAAGCATCAATGATAGTCGCCATTAGCTCTCACTCCGCTTGTTCATTAATTTCTGGTTGTAGTTATGAACAGTAATAACTTCCAATAGCCGCCACATGTCTTCAAGCCCGTAGTGTGTATCAAGGTCATGAAGAGTCGCTAAGTTCATTTCGCATGAAATAATGGTGCTGATCGTTGCGGGAACATTCACGCATTCGATTAGTCCGGGAGAATGGTCATGAACCATTGGCGGGATATCTAAGCGGCGGCGGCGGTGAAAAAATCCACATGTAACTTGAACACCTCGGCACGCAATTTAAGCCGAGTGGCCACTTCCTCAATATCATCATCTAGCAGGTTTCGAACAATTTTCTTATCTGCTGGATTTGGCACTATTGAGACGCATGTCATCAACTCATCCAGAAGAGGCTTGGCTTGTTCGGCGGGGATTTTGGCAACAATTTTTAAACCCTCAACAGCCATGCCTGCCATACCCATATTCGCAATATTTTCGGGAATTTCTACACCCGCATTGCCAAGTGCTAGACAAACCCTAATGGCCCACCATTCCGCCTGCATTGCCGACATTTCTTTGATGAGGAACATTTTCCCCTCATCGCGACCTTTGGTATCAGATACGCTGTAGTAGAGCTCTTTGCGTGCCATGTTATTCCTTACGCGCTATAGGGTTCAGATGTGACGCTTTCCCACTCGATTTGATATGGGATTTGCTGCAGTACGCGGTTAGCGTCAGGGTGCAATCGAGAGCGAAGCAGAACGCCATTAGTGAGGGTAAATTTCCGACCGATGGCTGGCATGATGATTGTTGCATTGCAGCGGAATACGGCAATAGCCGTGCGCGAGGTCTGTGCCCAAGTTTCAAAGATTTCGCGACTCGGACTGTCTGGCATGATAGTGATGGTCTGGATGTACTGACCAAACACGAAGCCTGCTGATAGCTTCCCGTCTGCACCACGGACAGTTACGGCATAATCAGTGTCGCTTACAGCAAACATCGCATCTGCAGCGTACCCCTGCAAAACCTGAGCGGTCGGGTACAGGTTGGTAACCGAAAGCGCATAGGTAGCGTCGGCACTAGTAATTGTGTTGCTCATTATTGTACCTCGATGCTTGCCAGGGTGAGTTTCTGCAGACTACCGCCATCGCAGTAGTAGAAAGTCATGGATGGTGAAGTTCGTGCTGCGCGTTGCTCTGGAGTAGCATCAGCGATGAACAGATACCACCCCTTGGCTTGCAGTGTTGAGGAAATATCCACGCCTACAGCGTTCTGAATCTGTGACTTTTGAGAGCCAGACAGCGTGATACCAGTACGGATGCCACCAAATGCCACGCCCTGAGCGATAGTGTCAGCAAATGAAGCCTCTACCGCCGCCTTCATCGCGTTGTTGTATGGATATGAACGGTTAGCCTGGAACATCTCGATCGCGTCTTGCATCAGGTTGGCATTCAGCCAAATCTGGAAGCAGAAAGTATCAAGCCATTTGAAGTCACCGGTAATGGTGCCGTCAGCCCAATATTTCGTGCTGTAGTTGTTTGCACTATATGCGCCATAGAAGTTATAACCATTGGCGATAAGCACGTCATAGATGCTTGAGTCACTAACCTGAGCCAGCAGTCCATCTAATGAGCGGAATTTGAATGGTACACGCCCTTCTGCTCGGTCAAAATCAAGCGAAGCTGCGTAGCCCAATACAGAAGCTGCGTGGACTTGATAACCGTATACAGGCACAGTCTGCCCATAGCTGTAAGTGGTGATCAACGCGTAGGTCAGGTTATCTGTACTGTCTTGAATAATCGCATTGGCGCTGGCGTCATGCGCTACATAGCCGAAACGGTAGTTCTGCGCACTTACCCATGCCGCGAATGCCAAATGCTGATCTTGATTGCAAATGAACGATGTGGTGAAGAGTGCAAAGTCCTGACTTACAGCCAAAACCTTTTGGAATGCATCCGCAACCACGGCAGCGTCAGAGCCCTGGGATAATACAGCTCCAGCCGCTGATGTAAGACGCAGCCCCGCAGAAAGTGTACCAGTAGCATAAGTGATAGTGCTGCTATCACCATCGGTTGCCGAGGAGATGATGAAAGCCTTAGTGTTGGTATCCCACACCACGTTCACGCTAGAGCCGATACCTGTCTTGATCAGCGTTGCTGCGTTATCAAAACTGGTGGCTGCGCTTAGCGAAATGCTGGTTGATGTTACCGACGTCCCATCAACGGTCAGGATAATCGTACCGGTCAGCAGTTTAAGTTGCGCCAGGGTCACATCGGCCATTGATGCAGACCGTAGGAACGCCGAAATGTCATCGGTGTTGAATTGTGAATACAGCAAGTTACCCGGCTGTTTTGTTGAGCCCTTGTAGCCAGCGAAATAGATAGTTGCCATCGCCGCCTCTTGTGAGGCACTGCCGAAATATTTGGCTACATCCTCATCAGAGGAAAAGGATAAAACCGATCCAACCGGAGCATATGCGCTATCAGTCAAAATCAGCCCGTTCAAATCAAGCGCCGTGCCGCCTGCAGCAAGCACGCCCGGATTGATTTTAACGTCTTTGGAAATAGGAATTGCCATTTATGCATTCTCCGGTGGGAATTTTGTGTCGACCTCAACTAGGCCGATATCGATGATGTCCATGAATTGCATTGGGGTGGTGATCGCGGCGTTTACCTGAGCTGAGAAATCTAACGTCCACCGCGATTCATATTGCTGCTCGCCGTTGAGCATCGTTGTCTGGTGAGGTTCGCCGGAGTAAAGCGGCCTGATGTCGTAGCCCATTGTTTTAAACTGCTCAACGGCATATTCTGAGCGAACCATGGTTGCTACGATAAGCGAGTTTGTTTGAGCGGTTTCACCGTAGAAATCCAGCTGACATCGCCATACGTTAGTGCGTGTTGTTTGTTGCGTTCCGCCAGTAGATGTTCCAGGGTCAGTGTATGAATATCTGTTTGTTGATAGCCCACTTACACCCATTGGGGTCATTGTGCAGAAATCTGCACTTGGCATAGGCACCCGGTTCTCTTGTGCCAACACCACTTCAGTGCTGATTAGAGACAATAAAAAACCGCGCAAGGCGGTCGCGATATCGTCATCTGAAATACTGATAGAGGCAGTCATTATGTTTGCCTCTGCAGGTTAACCACAAACTTGCACCAATCTGGCCACTCCTCAAGGGGCTGGACAATTAACCACTCTTCGCCATTGACGATGAGCAGATCTCCGCCTTGCTGCTTGGGTCGATTGACGCCATTGAAGTTACCGTTCACGTAAGCGGCCTTCACGACCCCCTGAAGGTTTAGCCCATCAACTTGCATCAGGTCTTTGTAGCCAAGCGCCTGTAGCTGCACAGAGACATTCGTAGTGGTATAGGATGGGATCCTGTGACCAGCTGCATCGGTAGAGTAACCAGTGCTGACTTTTATCTGTGCCGGCACAAAGGGATTAACCGCACCTATCGCCCCGCTCACAATGCCGTGTAGGTTCATTATTTGACCTCGTAATTCACATCGCCGATCATCACCTTGGTATCAACGAGTGGCTTTGTGGAGTTATTCGGCCTTTCCTTTCTTGTTCTTCTGGCATGAATGGTGGCATCAGAAAGCTTTGGTTCCATCAGAGTTGCTATTGATTCCTGGATATCACCCTGAACTTTCGCCCCAACCGCTTCCAGCACTTCCTCAGCTGACAGTCCAGCCCGTAGCCCCCTGGCAATGCTTTCACTCCATTCCACGCTATTCTCAGCTATTGCATTGCGGAAAAATGGGCGCGGAGGTTGATTATGCCCAGGGTCGCCATACTCATTTCTGGCTGCCACCATTGCTACCGGCGTGCCGTCTGGATATGTCGAACCCTCAAGGAACCCTACGCGGACTTCTGTCGCATTTAGCTTTTCTTCCATGTTTTTTAGATACGCTTCAAGTCCACCTGCCATTTAGCACCCCGGGTAGTAGTTAGCCATTCTATAAACTTTCGTAGCCTGCCAAAAATCCAAACCGTATGGGCTTTGGGTGTACCAGGCATATCGGAATTCAACTTGACCAACATCTGTAGAAACAGAAACGCTGCCTTCCGACGCTGAATTGATGCGCCCTACCAATCCAGATCCGCCATTCCCTTTGTTATTCCCATATCGCACGTACGCCAAATGGGCCATAAGCAGATAGAGCAAACGCTCTCGCTTAATGACATCATCAACGAGTGAATATTCGGAGTTGTTAAGGTAGTCGGTGGCTTGGTTAAACAGGTATGGTAGGGCTAGATCAGTTACATTGGAAAACTCGGGGAACATGGCGCGAAACGTTGGTATGTCCAATGTTACAACGCCCATGCTTTACTCCTCTTTATCAGGCTCCACGCCAGCACTTTTGGGTGATGCTTGTTCCAGGCCGGTCTTCACACCCTCCCTTTCAAGGCTAGCATCCTGAGCGGACTCTTCATCAGAAACGGCAAAAATCACACCATTACGAATGAATTTCGAATCTTTATGAATCGAAACAAATGACTCCCAGGCATCGGCTGGAACATTTTTAGTCAACCCAAATCCGTTTACCAGCACAGAGGAATTAGCACCAGACAGAGTGATCTTCACGCCATTGTGAACGAAAGAAAGCCCACTTGGCAGTTTGCACCCGATTACATAGGTAGAAGACTTAGCCATAACTTAAACCCCCAACATCTGCGCAAACAGGAATGGTTGAGTTACCACTGCACCATAAGTTGTGCCGGAATGTTTCTGTTTCCAGCTTGATGTCATGGTGATGACGGGGTGAGCACGCAACTTTTCGCTATAAGCACAGTAACCAGCATTTTGCCCTTGGGCAGTTTCTACGAACATCTGAACCAGTTCACCGGCATCTGTATCGTATTGTGGCGCGACTTCGATACGCAGATTCGTGAAGGTGTCTTTAACCATCTTCTCTACTGAGTTACCGAAAACTTCGTTAGCGCGTTTGAACCACACGGAAGCTTGTGGGCTCATTGCCAGAACCAATGGTGATGCCATGTCTACACCATCACCAACTGCACCATTGGTGCGGGAGATCAAGTCCTGATACAAGGCGAGGATATCGTTGTAAATATCGACAACCTGCTTAGCCGACCACAATGTAGCGCCGCCAACTGTAGCCGGTGTAATTGGAGTTGGCAGTGATGGATCATTGAGGATGCCATAATTCAACAGGCCACTAACGCCATAGAAGTAAAACTTGTTCTGCGCCTGGTTAAGAGTCCATGCGGCCGCGCGTTGTTTTTCAGCCACGTAAGGCAGCATAGCTAAGCCATAGCGCTCTTGCTCCAGCTCACCATAAGTAACCATTGTTTGATAACGGTATACCTGGCGGTTCTCCCAGTGGGATGTAACTTGGTTTGCACCTTGCTCGCTGTAGTCATCGTATGCAACGACATCGCCAGATTGCTCAACGCGCTGGATCATCATGGTGTCCTGCGCCCAGGAACCCTTTTTCTTCTCGCCGAGAATATCTACTGCCTTCTGCTTGGCGAAAATGGTGCGGACGATTTCTGGATCGATGAAGGTTGAGACAATTGCTGGGATGCCACCGTTCGGTGCCATTGAAGGCTGCACATCGGAGTCCATTGCGAATTTTGTCACGGAAGATGGCAGGAAAATGCCCCGTGATTCGGCTTCCACTTTAAAGGCAGCGAAATCAGCCTGAGTCAGTTGAGACATTATGCTTTGCTCCATGTAGAGATAATGAGTAGATCACCGACAGCGGCAGGGCTTGCCACATACCAATCTGTCTCTACTGCGCCTGAAATAGTTGCTCCGGCCGCGCCAGTTTTCAGAGTGCCATCAGCCAATACGGCAAACACTTTTTGTCCAACAGTTGCGACGGTTGCGGAAACCGCCCAGAAATCACCACCCACAATCGGTGATGCCTCTCGGCCTGCTGGGATAGTCATGCTATTGCCCTGCAGGTATCCGATCGTGGCGTTTGCGTTGTTTTGAACGAAGCCGACAGGCTTGCCAGTACCGGTGTTATCCAGCAGCAATGGGTTGGTTGCATTACGCCACGCAAACCGAGCCATTACTAACCCGCTTGCGCCAGCTTGGAATGCCCCAGGGCCACCTGCGGCTGCAATAATTGGAGTGTTTGATGCTGGCTGGCCAGCTTGGCCGACGCCGGAATAAACACTTACACTTGTTTGAAATGCCATGTTATTTGCCCTCGAAGAAGTCTTTCACGGCTGTGCGCGATGTATGATTGATAGGCGCTGAGTCGTTAGCCATCGCCGGACGTGAATATGCTTTGAACACAGAGCTCAATGCTGCTAAAGGGATCGTCGCATGCTCATCGCAGCCCATTTGTTTCAAGGCTGTGCGGTACACCTCTTCGGCGCTATCACAAGCCAGCTCACCAACTACTGGGCGGACTTCTCGCTCTGCTTTGCGGAGTGCAGCAAACCGATTTTCAACACCGCGAATGGCAGCATCCATCGCCATTTTCCCATCTTCTTTTTTCTTTTCTTCTTCAGCTTCGTCTTCGGCCATCTTTTTGGCCTTTTCCTCTGCTTCCTTCTCTTCATCCTCGGCGAGTTTCTTTTTCTCTTCCTCGGAATCTTTGGCGATTTTGTCGTCTTTTTTGTCGTCGTCTTTGATGATTTTTTCCACTTCTTTTTCTGCTGCTTCTGGATCGGCATCATTTGCCATGAGTGGCTTAAAAATGCTCATGATCTGTTTGATTTTTGACATCAGTCTGAGTCCTGTTGGTTTAGAGTCGTAAACAAAAACATCCGGGCCAGCCCGGCCACTTGGCACGATTGCCACATGGTTACAAACGATGTCTCGCATGACGCCATCGTATGCTTTCCCCTCAAACACGCCTGGTGTCATGTCCAACCGGTAACGATATGAGGATGAGATTTCTCGCTGCTGCTTGTTTTCAACGCCAATGATCGAATTGACGTCCCAAATAACTAGCGAGTTTTTAAGATAACCATCTTCAAACGAGGCATTACTTCCTGTTGCCCCGATGATGGATTCCTTTGGTGGGTTTAGGATGGATACTGCGATATGCGTGTTGAGCAGAGGCTTGTTGTTGAATGTCTCTACTGCCTTGGATAACTCATCTGGGTCACGTAGCAACCTATATGCTTTATCTGGCTCAAGGCCATGATCTTCCCAGTTTGGTATTTCCTTGCCATAGTAGACGCAAACATTTGCCTTGCTAATCGGCGTCAGCTCAACATGAAGCATCCCATCAACGTCATAGCGGCGAACGCTCGCCTTATCGAAGGCAAACTTCACATCTTTCATTTGCTTTCCTGTATTTCTGGTAATAAAAAAGGCCGCCTAGGCGACCTGTTTAAAATGGCAATATTGGCTTCCACGTACATCCGCATCCGGGCTCTTCCCCCGGCAGCACATACTGGCCTTTGTCGCCAATAGGTAGCCCCTTGTCTAGGTCAAACTCTCTGCCATTAGCGTGGACATGCTTAGGTCTTGGCTCGTTACCTCCACCGCTATGCAGCCATATCCCGCGCTTAATTCCTGCTGCCTGCTGCCTTGCGTTGGATAAGTCGCTTGTTGCCTTGCGCACTTGGTCTCGCGCTATGAACTCTGCGCGCCTTCGAGTGATGCCATATCTCTTACCGAAATTTGCCTCAATCTCATCAGCCAATCCTTTTCTATCTCCACCCTTAGCAACAGAGCGGAATACCATCGACTCGATATCGGTGAAGTATTTCTCAGGGATAGAGCGAATAAGCGCTACGTTCTCCGCAATGATTGCGTCGCGCTTTTGAAGCATCGCCTCAGTCCACTGCATATTGATGGTCATGGAATCCCTGCGAGCGGATGCCAGGAGCGACCTATCGACAGCCTCTCCAGTCTTGGTGGTAATTCCCTCAGCAGTTGGAATTGCTTTTGCAATGAATCGCTCGATCCACTTCTTGGCCAGCGACCTCAACGCACTTCGAATTAACTGAATGGGATTCGCATCCATGGCGAGCGGGTGATCTACGAAAATAGGAATTATTTTCCCCTTTACGTCATCATTCATCTCGCCAATAAGCATCAATAGCTCATCGCGATACCAGATGATATTACCGGCGTTATAGTTTACCGCTCTCAGGGTCTTCTTCTTCCGGCTCATAGTCACCCTTCAAGTTTTCGAATCCAGCGCCAGCGATGCTTGACAGAGCATCTCGCCCCTCTAGAGAACTAACCAGCATTGAATTGGCTGCGTCCGTAACCGTTCTAACTCTGATTTCAGCGATTTCAGCTTTTTCTTTCTCGCTAATTTCATCAAGTGGTTTGAATTCGAAGAATATTTTTTCTTTTATTCCACCGAACTCTGAAAGCTGGATAATCTTGAAGATGTTTTCCAATGCCCGGCGAATGTCACGCTCCTGCATGCCAGAGATGGTCTCGTGCCATGTTTCAAGCTCTGAGTCTCCACTAGCATTGAGGCCTGCTGGGGCATTTCCCAGAAGCTTTAAGTTCGTGATGCGAGCGGGGATACACATCTGATCTTGATAGTTCGAAAGCAGGTTCGATAGTTCGCTTAGAGATGTTTGCTGATGAAGCAAGTCCTCTGCATTATCCAATGCCCAGATACCGAAATTATCCTGATACTTGGTGAACATTTTGATGCGTTTATCAAACTCCCCTGGCGATTCGAGCCTTGCATCCATATCGGTTTTAAGGGCTCGCATCCTCAATGTCTTGATGATTTTGATAACGTTCTTCTTGGCCTCTCGCCAGTCGCAAACATAATCCTCCATCAATTGCGTCAGTGATAGCCCACCGAAGTTGTAGGACGGCTTCAGGATATCAGGCACCGGTCGACTTATGATGTCTATAAAACGTGACTCATGCACCGTTTGCCCCATAACGAACCATGCCTGGGGCTTGTAGAAATCATCAGCTAACGGCCATCTAGTATTGTACATAGCCGGATAAATCCACGTCGGGTCCACAACTCGCATCCCTTTTAGTGAGCCTTTTGGGATTTTGCGAGGATCAAGAAATAGTGGTTTACCTAACTCCACGTCATCTTGGTTGACGCCTACATCAATGTATACGTGAGCAACACCAAACATTGAATCTTGCTTAACAGCTTCATGAATAAGGCGTTTCACATCATACTTCTCAAGAGCATCTTCCATCAATTCGATGTCTGGATCGCCTTCTTCTGAGCTCTTCACCTCTATCCAGTTACGCGTCATCTCGTCAGCCATGACGGTATGCATGTTCGCGTACTCTACTTGTTGAGACATCGTTGCCAGAATTGGATAGCCACGAAATCCTGAATATTCATTGCCGATAGACATGCTATTAAGCACATCATATGGGGTTGAATCCATGGCGAGCGCAGCGTCTTTTTTTGCGTCAGGTATCACACCTGGCAATGGCTCGTACCTTTTAAACTCAGCGAAAGGTTTCTCATCATTGGCTGCGGATGCGCCATCCAAGTGTGCCTGTGTAATCTTTGCCACCTCCCGCCGAGAGGTTTGCACTGGCTGCTTGCGTCTTGTCATTGCAGTATCTCGTCAGGAATGTGGAATGGTTTGTGCGCCGGGGCAAATGCCATGATTAGCGAATCGGCCATATTGGGTGATGGTATGCCACGCTTTTTCATGTCTTTCTTGCTTTCAACCTTCACACGGCCGTTATTGTCGTAATCAACCCATGGACGAGACAATTCAGCCTTGAGATATTCAAGTTGCTTGATATCTGAGCTAAGGCTGATTAATTGGTCATCTGAGAATTGCTTGATGAATTCTTTGTCATTAGGGTTGGCCTCAAGATGTTTGACCACTCGCCACGTATTGAAGAAGCGATCGCGCACACCCCACCATGCCTGAGCCTTAATGTTTGAGAACATGTCTTTATTGGTCTTACCATCTGCATATTTTGCGTCTGGTTTAAATACGGCCGAGCCAGCATTGAATCCACTGGAAGGAATGGAACATACGCGCTTAAGGTGGGCTTTCACTCCCGCACCTACGCCAATGGAGTCATATACGATTTCACTTGCTGTGACGCTTTCTGCGTAGGTTTTAACGCGGTCAGATGATGTGATGACATCGCCCTTGTGCCACTGTTGGCAATCAAGAACGACAGAGCCGTGAGCTAGCGTTGTGGCATTGCTATCTTCCCCCTCATCAGCCACGTCGAAACCAACGCGTTTGCGGCCAGATGCTGAGAAACCAATCAACTTATGAGCGTCTATCGCTGCAGCAATCCACGATGGCTTGATTATTGCCATGTCGCTATCTGCAACTGGTTCGCCTTCCCAGATATGCAGGTAGAGGTCATAGTCCTTGCGCTTGCACTCCTCCATTTCCAGCCTGAGAACTTCAGGGAAATGTGGGTTGTCACTATGATTCACAGTTAACAAGCAAATATCATCGGGAGGGGAAATAACGAAGCGCTGATGCGTGTCGTCTAGGATGTTTTTCGGGTTATAGCTCACCCATATTTCACTTCCTGGCTTTCGGATGGTTGGGATCAAGATATCCCACGATTCTTTCGTAACCGCCTCGGCCTCTTCCATCCAGCAAATATCTATGCCTTCAAGTGACTTAATTTTTGTTGGATTATTCTTGATGCCATAGAACATGAACTCACTACCAGTGATTAGATGGCGAATGCCATTTCTTAGCACCTCGAACTCCGCCTGATATCCTTCTCTCGCTATGGTGTCATCGAGCAAGCGTATAACAGAATCGCTCATGGAGTTTTGCAATTCACGGGCGCAGAGGAATCGGTAGTGACTGCGCCGTGATATTTCTATCAGTAGTCTGGCGATCGTCCACGACTTGCCACTGCCTCGCCCACCCTTGGCGACTTTATATCGATGAGGGGTGATGAATGGACGGAAGATAGGATTAATCGCTGTCATCTTCGAATAGCGCCGATAATGGTTTATTGATACTTAGACCAAGTGAACCGTGAAGTTCTATCACCTGCTTATCGAGCCCGGTTAGTTTGGCCTTTCCCATAGTCGCTGCCACGGCTGCAGACGATTGAGGCGTTTCGGCTGTTAACGCTGCTTTCCTAGCCTCTTCTAACTCGAGAATTAAAGAGTCAACCGTGACATTATGCCGCCGCTTGATTTCCCCTTGCAATTCCTTAATCCTTGCCGTTATCTTGCCGTTATCGTAGAGCTCTTTTGCTTTTCTGTTGACGGTCTCTGGTTTCATCTGGTCAGCAGCATACGCCGTCCGATAAGCCTCAGAAGCATTACCCGTCTCGATGTATGCCTGACAGAATGTTTCTTGTTTCTGTGTCAGGCTCATTTCAGTATTTTCCACTTTTGGTTCGGTGAGTGTTTCTCACTTCGCGATATTTAATTCATTAAACGATGATACCGGCAGCTCTTAATGCTGTTAACAATGCATTTAGCTGAGTTCCCGCACTTGTCCCATCAGCTGCTACCGTGCAGTCGGCTACAGTTGCTGATTTTTTTACGCCGCCGATTACAGTTGTTGTTGCTGCAGGTAATACATATGCCGCGCCAGAAATGTCTGCTGGCGTGGCAACGGTGACTGATGCGCCTGATTGTGCAATTACACGTTGTGGCATTGGGTAATCCTCAATGAATTGTTTGGGCAAGGTCTGCCAGGGCAAAGAATGATTCGTCACCAACGCTTCCGCCGATGTAGATTTCTCCACACTCTAGCCATACGTCAGTAACGTGAATTTTGATGTCAGCGGAAGTGATCCACATATCTCGGCCTATCAGTGGATGAGTGTCAAAATAGCGAACTCCTTCGTCATAATCATCCATAGGCACCTCCAAGAGGTTATTTCAGCATGTCTGGTGAGATAGTGAGGCGTGACACCTCTCCGTACTCCGAAGAGTAGGTAATAACTGATGCGCTTCGGCCAGACATGTAACCACCCTGGCTGCTGTACGCATCTTTTGCGGCTAACGTGCGGTGCTGCTCGGTAATCATCATGTTGCTCTCTTTGAGCTTGGCATGATGAAGGTGACCACAATGTGCATAGGAAAATTTGGTGCGACCAAACACTTCGCGGAACTTGGCTACGAATACTTGCTCCATCCGATCGAAGTTGGCTCGGTGGGCGTGATGGAAGAATAAGCTTGTTTTGCCGAACTCCACACACTGATAGTTATCGGGACTTTTATCGACTTCCATTCTTGGCTCGTTACTGTAAAGAGCCGCGAACATTGCTCGTAGCCACACGCTTGATGCAATGTCGTGATTGCCGGTAGCAATTATCAGCTTTAGCTTCTGGTGTTTCTTCAGCAGCATTTGGCAAACGATATTGATGATGCGTATTGCCACATCGACAACCTTATGGAACCTACTATCAGCATCCAGGATGTGACCACTTGTTGGTGTCTTGGCCTCCATCCCGTCAAAGTGTAACGTGTCGCCCAACAGGCATAACACTGCTTCACTTGAGTTCGGTGCCAATGCGATAGCGGCATTAAACCATTTCATTAGCAGTCTTTCTGCTATTTTAATATCCCAATCATCACCAGACTCGTCTTCATCAGCCAGCATGCCAAGATGATAGTCGCTGATGATGTAAGTGTTGAGTAGGTGCTGATCTGCAATTTCAGGCGCTGTAACCGGCTTCATCTTTGGCAGGTCTTCTGCCAGGGCTTTCGCAGCAACCTGCATCAACTCAAATTGGCGCTCTGCGTCAATTGAGGATTTAACCCACTGTGCTGTTGGCTTGCCGTCTTTGTTGTAATAGGTCGATACTCCGCCAACTTTGAACCCATCCGGCACCATGTGTGTCATGTCATGCTCTGGACTAAATCCAGACTTAGCCAGCGATGCCTTGCGTTCCTGCACCCGGCGAACATGAACGTTATATTTTCTGGCGATCTGCTTACTCGTCATCCCAACTGAAAGCTCAGCCTTCAGCTGTTCGGTAGTGATTTTTGGCTGTGACATGATTATCTCTCGGAGGGTGATTATCTGAATTGGCGCAGTAGTCGCGATGCTTCACAGCATGGCTAAACCACTTGCTGTAGTCACAGCCATTAAGACTATGGATCACCCCTTTGAGTGGTAATACAGAGGTAGTGATGGGTGGAAGTTCGTTTCTCCACTCGGGGTAGTAATGGCCCAATCCGATACCAGTAACCAACTGGCGTCATCACAACAAAATGAACACTCGACGCATATCATCTGACCTGCGACAGGTAGCTCCGGCTTTGGAATATTCATATTGTTGTGTGCTCCGTTTCGTGGAGCTGACGGTCAGGTAGCTTAGCTCTGACACCGATGCGGGATTTACTAAGGAGATAGTCCCGTTGTTACCCATTTCGTTTACTCGCTTTAGGGTGTAAATGGGTGATTACGCCATATAGGGTGTTTTCTTCGCCATTATTTGGATGAGAATGGTTTGCTTATTTTTATTCCGTGGTTTGCGACAAAGTTGCCTATCACTTCATAGTTTGGTTCGGAACCAAATGTTTGGCAGAATATTCGCAAGGATGTCAGGTATGGCACCACCCACCATTTTATACTTATGCTAACAACAAGCTTCATTTCTGCCTCTCAGCTTCTATCGTCCGAATGCCTGCCTTGTCGCGATTGCAGTTATCAATCACGTCCAGCAGCTGGTCTGAGTAGAGAACCGCGCCGCCGTAGGTTAATGGTTGCTCGGGTAATGGAGGAGTGCAGTTAGCGGTCAGACTTTCCGGGATTGGAGTTACCGGGGCCGCCACGTACTTTACTTGCGTGGTTGTACAAGCCGATAGACACATCGCTATTAACAGGGCTGATAGTGCAGGGAGCGCTTGCCATCTTGGTCTTGTACACCACCCGGACTGCTTCGCCGGTGTCAGTTGTCTGTTGCTTTTCACTTTCGACTCCTGCGGCGATCGAGTTGAACTGCTGCGCCTGTTGAATCTGTTTTGTGATGATGGCTTGCTGGCTTGTTATTTGTGCCAGCAGGTCTGTCTTGTCTTTAGCGAGCTGTGTTGCTGTAGCGTGATAGTGACTTGCCAGCCAACAAGCGCCGAGGAACACAATCACCAAAGCGGCGAGAGCGAACTGTTTCCAGTAGGTGCGTAGTAACAGAAGGATGCTCATTGCGGCTTGTCCGGTTTCTGCTGGTCTACGAAGCGACCAACCAACCCAGCTACTGAGACGACTCCGATGATCCACGGCATATACTGAGCCGGTATGTACTGTTTAATGATGTCGCCGTATGTGGCCCAACTAATGCTAATTGCTCCGGCCAGAGTCAGGCATTGGACAGAGAAGTATTTCCAGGCTTTGTGCCAGTCATCTACGAGTTTCATTGGAGGAATAACTCCCGCTCCGCAGTGCGGCGCTTAACTAGGCCATTGAGGATTTTCCCGCCAGCGCGGCACCACTTGAGAAACTCATCGGCAGCGCCTTTTTTGTTGCCTGCATTGAGCATCTCTAATAGGGTTGAGCCTTTAAGTGACCCAAGGCCAAGGTTGTAGGCGAAGCTCACTAGAGCATCGAATTGATTTTGGTTGATTGTAACAGTGACGAGTTTTGATACCCCGTCAGCAAATGGCTTCACACCTTCACGCAAAAGACTCTCTGCGGTGGCTTGAGTGATAACCATACCTGCGCCAACTTTCCGCCCATTAACAGGGTGCGTCCAGCCGTAGCCAATAGTCCACACACCAACAGAATCTTGGTATGCCTTCAACTCACAGCCTTCAAATCTCTTGATCAGGTCGATTCCGGTTTCACTGATTTCCATTGCTCTTTGCTCCCGAAAATCTTTCCCAGAAATAGGTGATCGCCACACTACCCATCGCACCACTAATGCCAGCGCAGAATAATGTCCAGTACGGGTCAAGGCCGGAACTGATGCTTATCAGCCCACTGAGGATGCCAGCAAAACCGGATACCACTATTTGAGCCAGACCGTTAATCCAGCTCCAGGTTGTTTTGTTTTGTTTGATGTCGATTAGATATCGCACCAAGCCGCCCCAACAGGACATGCCGAACAGGATGAGCCATGAAACACCGGCAATATTATTAGGGTCATTATCTGGATTCATTTTCATTCGCTTAGCCCCAAAAGGCGCTGCCGATCAAGCTTTTGGCCTGTTCTAGTTGTTGTTATTAAAAGCAGCGACTATGTTGATCCAGTCCGCGCGGACGGGCTGGGCCTTTGGTTCTGCTCATGATTAGAGTCATGGGCGGGATGACCGGTAGTAGTTGACGCTACTGCCGGTAGCCCATCTTCACGATTTGGTTAGCCTCACGCCGTAGTCACGGAGCTGACAAGGAGTGTTTTTGAGGGCGTCTGACTGATATTGACGTGGGCTAAGTTTGGTTGCCTTTAAGTGGCGGCCTAAGCACTTGGATAGTGGCCACTCTCGGGCGAATAGGATAAGCATCAGGCGCAGGAATGCGCCCCACGGTGCCGATGATGGCAGTGAGGTAGGAATGCCGAAGGTGTCGGCGTGGGATAGGTGCTTATTTAAAATGACAGCGCGACTTTCCTGATCGCGGCCTCAATGTGAGGTCTTCATGCCGGTCTATGCCGGAAAACAAAAAGGCCAGCAATTCTGCCAGCCTCTAAGTCCCGCTCTTCGCTTTACGCTCCCGAGCATATAGCAAATATACACTTCCAAAACTCAAAATCAATAATTATTTGCGATATTTTGCATTATGCAGCCAATTTATCGCTTTTTAGCGACACGTTAGCAGCCAATTTTGCATACATCACTTCGTTGAACAGTTCCCGGCACCACCGTATCCGGTCAATGCATTGCTTGTCGGTTAGCCATGGCGCATAAACACGTCGTAGATAGTTTGCAATACTTTGCATCTCTTCTCGGTCACAATAATACTTAATCGCTACCGCGCGGATCGGACTGGACTGACTGAACGCTTCGCAGATTACACCGTCGATATATTTGCCCTCTTCCCCTTCTTTGGCGAGACGCAGGATGTGAGCAAATGAGCTTTTCGGGTTGATAATTTCCTTGGCCTTCAAGAACAGTTCGGTTCCGCGATAGCCCGCTTCATAAAGATGTTCTACCGTGCGAATGATCTTAGCGCCGCTGTTTTCATCCCAATCAGTGGAAATCATCAGGCGGCCAATAACTCCGCAGGCTGATGCTGGCGCAGTGTTTCCACCGGCATATTCACCCCACACATGGAGAACGGAGCGGATCCATCTATCTTGTACCGGCGTTAGCTTCCTGGATTTGCCCAGGTAGCTTTTGCGCGGGACATTGGCTAGTTGCTGCCAGACGTTAAGCTTCATGCTCTGCTCCCTTTCTGCTTTGTTTTGGTCATCAGAACGCCATTAACGACACAGTGAAATTCTGCTTTGAAGTCTCTGGAGTAGTTAGCCACTGTCTGGCGCTGACATTGCAGCTTGCGAGCTACGGTTGACATGTTTCCTCGTGTGCTAACTAGCAGGTCTGGGATTGTTTGGGTTATCACGCTGCCTCCGATAGTTTTTTAAGCTCTCTAAATTTCGCTCTGTAAAGCTTTCTGATGCTGTCTAGTTCTTCGCGGGTGTATCGGTGAGGGGTGTTGTTATTCTCAAGCGCCAAGGTGCGCTCGGGGCCAATTTTAGCTATGAGATTGATGCGGTAATTAATAGCGTTGCTTGAAAGATGACGGTTACAGTGATTGCACTGTTTGTGAAGGTTGTCTTCGTTGTATCGAAGATGTGATGCCGCGCCTCTTGACCTGAAATGCCCTGCTTCCCATTGCACCGTCTCCCACGTTCCGCAGCTGATGCACGGTTCGTTAACGTCCCGACCTTTCGTGATGTAGTCGTTAACCACGCGCTGGGTTAAGTCTTCCCAATGCTTGAGAGGCTTCACATCAGCCTTACGCTTATTCCATTCACGGCGTGCAGATGCCTCAGATTGCTTTTTCTTGCGCTCTGATTGCTTCTTGGCGTGCTGGATTGCACAGGCTGGGCTACATACAATTTGGAGGGAGTTACGAGGGGTAAACTTGGTGGGACATATTCGGCATTTCTTTGGCTCCGGCTGTTTGCCTTTAGCCATTATCCGCTCCATATACAGCAATAACACATGCTGAGATGTAGATCATTAAGTAGAATATCGCCACTCCAATACCTCCAATGCCGATGGCGTAGATGAGAGAAGCTGTTACGAGAAAATTAATTTTCATCATCATTTTCCTTTTCGCCGCATTTACACACGCAGCACTCAAGGTGATATGGGAATGAATTATCTAACTCGATAAACCATCCTCTACAATTAGGGCAATAGAGCGCCTCCCATGGAACGCCATACTCGCTTATCCATGCGGCTACTTTTTTGGTCATCTGGATTGGGGGGATTGAGGTTATATCGAAGTTTCTGAGGGATAATTCCTTTTGTGCCATATCAAGGCGGTGATTCAATGTGATGAGCTGCTGCCGCATCAACATTCGTTCTCGCCTCAAGTGATAGTTTTCCTCGGTCAGTGTTTTTAAACGCTCACCGGGATGGTCGATTACCTTCCCCATCTTCATCCTCCGCATTACCCATTACCTCGTCGGCGCGGCGATCTATCTCATCGTTGCACTGCTGGCAGATGTAGGTTTCATCGCTGGAAAGCGATAGTCCGCAACTACAGCAATGACCAGATTCCGCATATTTCTTTGGCACTTTCATGCTAATTGGGATTGTGATGGAATTCATTTCACGCACCTCAACAGAAGAAACAGAACGGCATTACCGGGCCATGCGAGGCTGAGTAACAATGACTTAATTGTTGATAGGGTTGGCTCGTTTTTGTCGTAGAACTCAAAACACATGCCTGAGATGAAACAATAGGCACAAAGCAGCACAACAATGCAGGTGGTAATCATGGAAATTCCTCCGCTCACTTCAGCTTTTTGGTTTTCACTGTGTAGTCGTACGTCCTGCCAATTTCGGTGTAAGCATTTTTCTTTCTTGCCACCTCATCAGCCGCTTCTTTAGTGCTGAAAATATCGATTAGCTCTGGCTCATATCGGCCTGAACGATGGGTTTTGTATAGGGGGTAAACTTTTTTCAATTCATAAGAACTCATGCCACGCTCCGATTACGAAGTCTTCCGCAACATGGGCCTTCCGCCACAGAAGTTGGAAGATTATTGAGGTCGATTTCAGATAAAAATTCGACGGCATAAGTTATCCGCGTTAGTACTACCGCTTTACGAAGCAACAAATCCATGCGGTATATCTGGCTGACTTTTCGGTACTCATCGAATGATGGGTGACCGGATAACGATTTAACGAAGCGTATACCGCCGTCTTTGCGATAGGTCTGCGGCCTAGCCAGTGACACCTGTCTTGCGCGAACGCCAGCAGATACCCGCGTCTGATGCGCAACATCCGGGTCTTTGATGAGGCCAAGTGATGAGGCTTTACCAGCCACTGAGGAAATGCTTCGATTGAGTTGTGCGGCTAAGATGTGATTTTCTGTTTTGTGAAAGTAAACTTCTAAGTGCCTTACTTCTTCATGAGTCCATGTTTTCTGAATGGCCATGTTATGCCACCTGTTTGTGTTTGAGTTGGTTGTACTCGCTCTCTGCTGGGATGGTTAGCCTGCAACCAATGTTCAGCGCCCACCCCTCAACCTGGTTCAGGTAAAAATGCATATCTCCTGTATCAAGTTTTGAGGTATGACGGAGCGAGCGAGTTATGGTTTTCTCACCCGTTGCCACGTTCACCATTTCTCGTTCTTCGTATCCGAGGTAGGTGTGTTTCATCGCATCCTTTACCCATTCTGGAGACGCGAAGGGCTTGCCACGCTTAATGAGATAAGCGCTTAGCTCTGCGTACCACATGTGCTGGAGTGAGTTCTGGGGAAGGCTGCGCTTATCGCGCCATTCGGATATTTTTACTCGGTAGCGTTTGCCGCTGGAGATGAGGTCGAAGAGTTGTTTGGTGAAGTTGCCCAGGGTGGATTTATGGAGACAAAAGTCGTCCATCTCACCTCCGATGTTTGTCAGTCTCTTTTATCGGGAAGTCGCCTGTTGGAGAAGCTTCGCATCGAATGCACCACTTGTTCCAATATGGTAGCCCTTCTCTAAATCTATACTCAGGCTTTTGTTGTCCGCATCGGTCGCAACGGATCAACCTTTCCATTTCACTTCTCCTCCCGGAACATCATGATTGTCAGCCCGTCTTTGGTAGCTAGCTTAACCGTTGTTTTAGGCTCAATATCTCCAAGCTCATAGGCATCGTATAGCGCATCAACTGCCTTCTGCCTCATGGTATCCTTGCGACGCTTGCACCATTGCTTAGCGAATGTCTCTCCAGCCCACCCCCCTGCTTTGAACATGATGTACACCCAGCCGAGCAATGAGAAAATCGCGTTAGATAATTTCAGGATTTCTTCCATATCAATCCTCCTTTCCGCATTTCACGCAAATGTCCGTTGTATAACCAAGCTCAGCTCCATCTGGGTATTTGATCACAGCCCACCACATTTCTGCGAATTCGTGAAAACAGAGAAATTGTCTGATGAGTTTGAAGATAGGCTTTGTCATACCCCTTCCCCTTTGATTGATAGGCCGATAGAGCGGAGGGACTTGGCAGTCTCTTCGATTCCGTCATCGACTCCAGCCGCATAATCACCCATGTAACCTAAGTCGAGGGCCTCGCGAGTCGTCAGCCCATTTGGAAGCTCAACCACGATGCTTGCTCGGCTGGCCTGCCAGAAATCCCACCACACTGACAAAATTCCTGAATCGTACGAATCACCTTTGCGACTGGCGATCACGGTTGAAATGCTAAAGTTCAATTTTTTTGCTGCTGCTTCTTCAAACTGCTTCCGGCTCTCTTCGTGTAGCTTATCCATGGTTATCTCCTTTGCGTGGACAGTTAGAAGCCGCCTTTTTGCTTGGGCGTGCGGCGCTCAGTTTCTGCCATTCTGGCTTTAGCTTGATCTTGGTTGCAGTCGTAAATCGCACCATGGCGCTGCTCAACGAATACAACGCCTGACTGACCATGCCGGTTGAGTCTGAGTAGCAGCTCAGTGTCATGTTGGTTCGCATTTTCGTCATAAGCACCCTCTCGGTAGATACCCAACCAGTAATCACAGTCCTGTTCAATCTGCCCGGTATCACGGGAGTCGCTAGGTTGTGGTCGCTTGTTGGTGCGTTTTTCAAGGTCGCGGTTAAGCTGGGTCAGTAGAACAACGACGCAGTTAAGCTCTTTGGCTAGGTTCTTTAGCCCCTTGGTGATCATGCCGTAGGCCAGATCGTTTCGCTCAGCCTTCTCAGCCTTCATCAGCGTCAGATAATCAACGAGTATCATCCCTACAGAACCGCGCTCACGCTTAATCCTGCGGCTCTCTGCGACGATGTGAGCCAATGACAGGCCCGGAGTATCATCGATGTACAGGTTTCCGCTCTGGGCGATTTCCAGCCCTTTTGCAGAAGCCAGCGCAAACCGATTGTCATCGTATCCATCGAGATAGAAGTTTGACGAACTGACACCGGAGGCTTGTGATAGCGAACGCTCCACCAGTTGCTCCTGCGGCATTTCCAGACTGAAAGCGATGGCGGGTAATTTTTCCTCAAGAGCACAATTCAGAGCCATTTTCATGTAGAGCGTGGTCTTGCCCATCTTCGGGCGAGCACCGACAACGAATAGAGATCCCTTAACCAAACCTTTCGGGGCCAACATGGTATCCAGTGATGGAATGCCAGTAGAGATGCCTGTTGCTGCAGGGTCACTGCTCATGCGCTTCTCAACCACACCCACCCATGCCTCAAAAGCATCTGCAAACGGCACCGCGCCACGCACAGAGCCAGCACGGGTTTTATCCGCCGTATGCATTGCCAGTGACTGCATGGCCTCCAGCTTTTCGGCAGTGCTCAACGCTGATGGCATGTAGAACACTTCGAGCATCTTGTTGGCCTGCTCAATGGCAAACCGTTCCAGGGCAGAGTCCTTTACGCTGTTTGCATACGCCACAATGTTTGCCGTGCTCGGTGTGTTTTTGGATAGCTCAGCCAAGTACGCAAAGCCGCCAACCAGATCGATATCGCCAGTAGATTCCATCCGACCCGCCACGGTCAGCAGGTCGATAGTTTGGCTCTTGCTGTTCATCTCACGGATGGTGCGGTAAATAACTCCATGTTGACGGGTGTAAAACATTTCGGCAGTCAGGAAGGAAAAAACGCGCTGAACTCGGTCGCTCTGCGCGTCAAGTAGGATTGAGCCAAGCACTGATTGCTCAGACTCGATGCTGCTCGGCGGCAGCCGGTAATCAGACGTCATCGCTATTCCCCTCTCGAACCTTGAGATAAACCTCGTCGCTCAGCAAGTAATCGATGTTCTTGCAGCGCCATGTCTTTCCAGTCTTCGCATCAGGTCGAGCACCCAGCATCCAGCGGCAGTTAACCGAGATGTAGGTCAGGTAGTCTTCCCATGCCTTCATGCTGAAAGGCGCGCTATCCAGTTGACGGGTAATCTTCCCTGCTTTCACCCAGAAGGTTTTGATCAGGTTCTTACGCTTGTCACTCAAGGCTCGAACGCTAGGGCATTCTGGCAGAATCCGATGGTAGGCATCGATAACGTCTTGGCATGAGTGGGTTGGTTTTTTCTGTTCTGGTTTTCCGACTGCTACGACACTCTCTTTATCTTTAGATAAAGAGTTATTATTTATATTATTGTTTATGGACAATCGTTGGACATCCGTTGGACAAACACCGCTGGAAGCAGCATCGTTACTGGTATTCGCGTTGGACAATCGTTGGACATCCGTTGGACAATTTTGGAACTGAAAATCGTCATATTTTAGGATGGTAATCAGGCTAAATTTCCGTCCCATCGCCTCAACTTTTAACATTCCTTTTGACTCGAAACTGCGGAGTAAACTCTTCACTTTGTTGTCTGGAATGAACGTCTCAGTAACCAGGGTCGGGCGACCGGTTATCATCTGTCCACGACCGACCATCATTTCACCCACATCGGTATTAACCACTGCAGGCGCGTAGTTTGCTTTCAGTATCAGATGGAGCCAGAGGTGTACTGCCTGAGAGTCCTTGTACAGTCTGCTATCCATGAATTGACGGTGTATCAAGGCAAACCCCTTACCGGTTGCCTCCGGTGTCTCTACGTGGCGCTCCTGCTGCCTGTAGTCGGATAATTTTCTAACGACGCCCATCTTTCTTCACCCCTGCTTTAGCCAGTCTGAAAACACCAACCAGCCTTTCGGCAAATGGCTTGTTGCATGCTGCGGTATAGACCAGCCCGTCAGGTGAATCCGGATGCTGCCGTTCCTCTTCTTGCTTGTAATTTCTGCGCTTTCGAGCCATAATTACTCCTGTGAATTGATCCAGTCATTCGCACTCAGGCCCTGAAGAATTCGCCGTTCTTCGGGGTCGTTTCATTTCCAGGCATTGCTGCCCTAACCATCTCCTGCACCACCTTCCCGATCACGCTGAACTCAACACTTTTCTTTGCTACACAAAGAATGGTTGCGATATAGCGCCAGTCAGTCCGGCTAATCTTCGATTCGTGGCATCCAGCCATGCGGGCAAACTCTCTGTTAGTTACCAGTGATAACGTCATCAGAAGGTCAGATTCGGCCCGGTTAATTTCTTGTTCGGTTGGTTTGCTGTAGTTTGCAGTTTCCATACGTCATACTTCCTTTGTGGTTTAAATAGTTACGTGCGGCATCCGTGGGAAAGCCACTTGATATTGGTGGCCACATTGCGGCAGCCGGTATCGATGTTAAAGAGCGGTAGTGCTATGCAGCTTGTTCTGGGTGTTTAAACAAGTGCGGGAGGTCTGGGCGGATTTGATAATCCTGGACTTCACCGCCTGTTGCTAGAACGATGGCCTTAACGTTTTCTGGTGCTACTTTTGCTTTACTGTGTAGCCACTTCTGCACCGCAGACTGGCTAACGCCACATGCTACCGCCAGCTTCTTTTGCGTACCGACGATTGCGATGGCGGTTTTAATTACTTGGTTAATTACTGGTTCCATAAAACCACCTCCGTTGTATTCAAGGTATAATATACAACTATAGTTTTATTTTAGCAAGGCTGTAGTTGTTTGACCCAGTAAAACCGAGGTTGTATTTTCTTGGTTATGAAAATGACTCTTGCTCAACGCTTAAAAGTCGCAATGGCGGCCAAAAACATGACGCAGTCCGCACTAGCTGAAAAAGTTGGTGTGTCACAGGCTGCAATACAGAAGATAGCTTCCGGCAATGCCAAGACATCCACTAAGATTGTGGAGATAGCCAAGGCATTAGACGTGCGTCCTGAATGGCTAAGCAGTCAAAGTGGGCCAATGAAGGATGGCGAGGATGGTATTTCTTCCTTTTATCACCCCGACTCTACAATCCCGCCTGAAAGCGATTGGGAGAAGGTTGATTCATGGGATAGCAATACCCCTTTACTAAGGGAAGAAGTAGAGGTGCCTTTTTTGCGAGATATTTCTCTCGCAGCTGGGGACGGAAGTTATAACGAAGAAGACTATAACGGATTCAAATTGAGATTCTCCAAAGCCACATTGCGCCGAGTTGGTGCGAGTACCGATGGCAAAGGAGTGCTCTGCTTCCCTGCTCGTGGGAATAGCATGGAGCCAAACATACCAGACGGTACTACGGTTGCGGTCAATACAGATGATAAGCAGATCGTCGATGGCAAAATCTACGCTATAAGCCAAGATGGCTGGAAACGGATCAAGCTTCTTTATCGTGTCGGCCCCGACAGAATCAGCATCAGGAGTTACAATGCTGCAGAACATGAGCCAGAGGAGAAAGATATTAACGAAGTAGAAATTATTGGACGCGTTTTCTGGTACTCAGTTTTGCTTTGAGCCACACCTCAAGCTCGGTAACTCCGAGCTTTTACGTTCTCCCCACCTAAAATCCCTACCCATCCAGTTTTAATCTGTATCAAATTGCAAAATAAATAAACTTTAATACAACCAAAAACAACCACTTAAAACAACCACGCCTCATTTTACAACTTGAGTTGTTGACATAAATACAACCATGGTTTTAAATTAGCTCATCGAAACGAAATCTCGATGCGGCAGACGGACCTACCAGCCGCGCCAGACATGATGTCAGGCTGCTTCTTTAACAATCAGATTTGTATGCCGAGAGGTGTACACCAAGGTGCAGTTGGCTTTGGAGTGTGGTGGGCGCTTCGGCGCAGCCTGGAAGCGATGGGATAGATATTCGCAGAGGCCCATAAGGCGCGAACCACCACACTACCTAAGCCAATCCACAGGAGATTATCCATGAACGCAAGAGAACGCTGCAAGCTGCGCCGAAAGCTCCGTAGAGCGGCTGAACGTGCAGAGGCAACAAAGGATATCAGGTTGAGCAAGAGCATTGCTACAGCCCTTGTAGGCAGCTCGAAAGTAGCCAAGGCATTATCGCTGATTGACTACAAAGCCTGTCCTCGACCGGTTCACGAAGCATCAGAAGGCGGTGCGATGTGTTTGCCGCAAGTGGCAATGTTCGCAGCAGGTCATCGTAAGTCTGAGAAAATCACGGCTCGATAGAGCCACCGAGGCAATCATGTCTAACCGTAACATAGTCGTCCCCGTACAACTGGATGTAACGGTAAAGCTGACACCGGAGCAGTTAGCAGAGCAGTTTGCAAATTTCTACGACAGCGAGTTTGTGAGCTTCTTTAACGAGCTGGTCTTGCACATGCGACCTAGTGAGCTTGGCTCCAAGATTACATCAGCAATGAGCCGTGTGCGCACAGACAATAAGACGCTGAATGGTAGCGCTCGCACCCTACTCCAAGATTTCGCAGCAACTATCAACGATAACGGATAGCACTCTGGTGCTATTCAAATGAGTGCCAGCGCATGACGGGCTCATAACCTAATCCATGCGTGTCAGCTGCTGAGAACAACCGACAGGTGCTCATCTGAATAGCATTGACATGGACTGTCATGTCTGGGGAAAGCGCAAACACAAAGCCTCTTCGGAGGCTTTTCTTTTAACTGGAGGGTGCAGTATGCCGTACAACACAAAGGTTTGGTTTGGGGTATTAGTCGTCTGCGCCCTCATATGGTCGCTGGTTATTATTGGAATGATAGGAGTGTCGTGATGAGAGTAACCATAACGATTAAATCGCGAGATGACCTTGATGCTGCGATATCTGCGTTGCGGTACTTCATCAAAGAAAAACGCGATGGCGACGGAACAAATAATTCGTGGGGAATTGGCATGACAGATTCCTCTTATTTCAGCGTTGAAGCAAAAAAGAACGGTAACTACAGCGTAAAGCAATCCAGCTGACCATCCCAAAGCTCGTTATCTAGCGGGCTTGCTGATGTACCAGTAAGAAGACATAACCCCTCTTATCATCACTTCGGGCTGCCTTGTGCGGCCAATTTTTTTAAAAGAGGATGCCGCTATGGCTATGAACAAAAAAGAAAAGGAAGCATTCGACGAGTTGAGACGGGAGGCCTTGTTGAATAAATCTCTCCGATGGACGGATGGCGATAGCAGCCCTGATTTGCCCCGTCCAAGCAACTTCGATTCTTATGTTAATGGGTGGAGCATTAACAGTTATCGGGGTGCCGTTTATGAATCCTGGTCTAGCCCCAGCTTTCATGGAGATGGACGTGTTGTTGATGGAATCAGACCAAAGAACGCTTGTCAGCAGGGAATTGCTCAATACAGCACCAAAGAAAAGGCTCTTATTGCTTTAAGGCGAAAATTGGAGAACAGCTTCGCATCACAATTAGCTGACATAGATATGCAGATATCTGAACTAAAAAACACAGCCGCCTAAGAGCGGCTTTTTTATTCCCATCGCTAAGCCAATTTACGAGTTGGTTCAGCAATGAATACCTATCAATCAGGAGTTACCCATGAAGCAACTTGCTTACGCTGGGTGCCCGCTCGTGGGCACTCAATATGAATCACTACTCGAAATTATCACTCGCCGGATGCGTGTTATCGGGCGTTGGTTGAAAGACACGTTAAATCAGCGAGGCGAACCAGATGCAAGAACATGAAGAGTGGGCTGATGCCTTCGGGTTCGAAGAAATCTGTGAAATATCGTCTTTGGGAAATGCAAGAACTAAACCAAGGGTGGCCAAAAACGGAAGAAAATATGAACAGGTTTATCTTACAAAGACACCAGATAGATATGGATATCTAACCGTTGGAATTAATCGATTAGGTAAACAGCATAGAAAAACAATTCATAGATTGGTGGCTAAGGCTTTTTGTCGCGGCGGCGGCGAGATAGTAAACCACAAAAATGGAGTTAAGGCAGATAATCGAGCTTCAAATCTTGAATGGTGCACGGCGTCGGAAAATGAACTTCATGCCTATCGCACGGGACTTAAACTCCCGCCCAAAAATACAAGCCCAGGAAGTTCACATAGCAGATTTGGCTTAGCTGTAGAGGCTAAAAACCAAATTTCAAATGAGGTTTTTACTCTATCTGGGCGGAAAAATATAGAAGACATGGGATTTAGCCAGTCATCGGTGATTCGGTGTGCGAGGGGAATTCAGAAAATTCACAGGGGTCACTCATTTAGATACCTGGAGAAAAAACCATGAACAACGCATTCAACACTGCGCAGTTTACCGCCAGAGCAGCTATCAGGCTGCATAGTCCTGCTCTCTGGGCTATGGCAATGGTTCAACTCAAGCAAGCTTGGAGGTCGAAATGAACGCACTGCAGGCACTAGAAATTAAACGCATCGTTGCCAGTTTTACCGAACAGGACAATGAGGCCGTCTACAGCGAAGTTGAACGTCTTGACAAGCAGTTCCGAATTCACCACTTCACTGAAATGCTCAAACAGAACCTACCCGGTATTGATGACGATGTGATGGAAATTGGTACCGACTCAACCGAATACCAGGAGTTAGCCAGCAAGGCAATTTGGGATGGGTTAACTGAGTTGGTCAAGCATCAACGGGCCTTGGAAATTTACCGAAATAAACACAGTTATGACGAGGTGGCGTGATGAGCTTTAGCATTGTTGAATTCGTTAAACAGCAGGAGCCATTATTTCATGGGGCACTGACCAAAGAAGCTGAGAAACATGTTGCTTGGGCTAAGGAAAGCCAGTTCGCGATGCAGCTTTTCCAGAAGAACGATTTCTTGACGAAAACGGCGATTGGCAATCCAGCAAGTGCGCAAAACGCGATCATTAACGTGGCAGCAATCGGCATTACTTTGAATCCGGCGAGCAAGCTGGCTTACCTCGTTCCGCGTGATGGCATGGTTTGCCTTGATATCAGCTATATGGGCCTTTTACATCTGGCTCAGGCTACCGGGTCGATTAAGTGGGGACAGTGCAAGCTGGTTTACTCGAATGATACCTACGAATCGAATGGGTTGGATAGCGCGCCTACGCATAAGTACAACGCTTTTGGCGAGCGCGGTAATGTGGTCGGCGGCTACTGCACGGTTAAGACCCCTGAAGGAGACTACCTCACAGAGGAAATGAGCCTCGCAGAGATAAAGGCGACCGAATCTACCAGTAAGGCAAAGAACGGACCATGGAAGACATTCTGGGCGGAAATGGCGCGCAAAACAATCGTCAAGCGGGCAAGCAAATATTGGCCGCGCGCTGAACGCCTGGATAATGCAATCCACGTCCTTAATGAAGAGGAAGGAACGCATCAAGAGCCGGTAATGCCACACACACCTGAAAGCGAAGTTATCGAAGGTGAGAACGCGCGCAAACAGGAGGTTTACGAGCTGGTAGAAGGCATTTGCCAGAGAATGGAAGCGTCAGAAAGCATGGATGAACTCAAGCCACTATTTGCTGATGCCTTCAAATTAACTCGCGGCATGAAGCTTCAGCAGAACGTTCAGGCCATCTATTCAGAACGCAAGGCACAGCTTGAAGGAGCGGTATAATGAGCAAGCTATACGATATCGCCAATGATTACGCGAAGCTCATGGACTCTGGATTGGAGCCAGACATGATCGCCGACACCATCGAAGGAATTGATGGAGAGATGGTTGACAAGGTCGAGCAGTTGCTCGCCATCTGTAAAAACGAGCAACGCTATGCAGAGGCTTTGAGAAATGAATCAAAGTCGCTACAGGAAAGAGCAACGGTAGTCGAAAACAAGATTTCAAGCATCAAGGAATACATAGCCAAATCGCTTGAAACCGCTGGCAAGAAGTCAATACGAGCAGGGTTGCACCAAGTCACCGTTCGTGTTCCATCTCGCCAGGTCGATATCACTGACGCATCTATCCTGCCGATTGAATTCGTTGAGTACGAGACAGTAGTCAAGCCGGATAAGCTGGCTATCAAGCATCAACTAGACGCTGGCATCGTCGTTCCTGGCGCTCAGATAAAGCTTGGTAAACCATCCCTAATCATCAAGTGATGAGGTGATATATGGCTGAAAGATGGCAAGAATACGAGAAGGTTTTTCTACGGCTGGCCCCGGTAAATATGGAGGTTGAAATCATCGCAAGGAAGCTGGAGCGAACCGAGGCGGCAATCATTCAGCAAGCCAAGAAAATGAAACTGCGCCGGGTTGGCGATTTTAAATTGAAGTACAACAACCCAAAGCGCGTTCTGAGTAAATGGAGAGACTTAATCAAGCCATGCGACAGATGGACATCAGAAGAATTATCCCTCTTTAACACCCATTCCAACCAGCAAATATCTGAACTAACCGGCAGAAGTGAAGCGAGCATCGGCGACCGTCGACTGCTTGAAAACTTGCGCCGCAATGGCTGGCTAACCAAAAACTGACTCCACCCCGGAGAACATCATGACTACCCGTCCTCTTCATGCGAAAAACTTTCGTAGAGATGCCCTTTCTCGCGGGAACGTGATGACGTCTCCGGGAAAACTAATTTCAGTGTTTAAACTGGAAAACATCAATCGGGAATCACCTCTGGCACAACTTGGCTGGACGCACTATCTACCAGCCGACAATCTCCACTCACCAGATGGTGACTACACCTATGTCTATCAGCTATTCACAGACAGCTACAGGGTCATTCACACGGTCGTCAAAGAGGATGACCTACCCTGCAGCAAGCTGATGCCCGGTGAAATCCAGTATTTGAAGCATCTGCTGATAAATATTGGCAAAGACAAGCCTGATATGGGTGAGCGCAGATTCAAGGCGTCCATGTTCCTAGGTGAGGAACTTAGTGAGGTAACCACTCATTTTGGGTTCAATGCTGCCATCAAAAAGGCGATCAACCGCGGCTACCGATTAACGCCTGAGCAGATAGAAGCGCAGCCAAAGCCAGATAATAGCTACTCAGAGGATGAGGCCAGCTACATCATGAAGAACTGCGAAAAGCTATCAATTGATGCCATAAGCAGCGCGTGTCAAAGGACAAGGCTAGAAATTGGTCGATTCATCAACTCCCACAAAAACGACAAAATCCAAGCTCAGATTAAATCTGACATTAAAGCTGGCGACTCAAGTAGCTACACGGATGCGGACATAAAATACATCGTTGAAAATATAGGGAAAATTCCAACGATAGAAATCGCCAACCACTGCAAAAAGACCAAACAATCAATCGTTACGTGGGCAAACGCTCACGGATTTTCCACTGCGTTCTTTTATACCCCGTGGGGGCCGCACGATGAGTATCAATTATCCAGATTTTATATTGACGGCCTGCCAATCCACACCATTGCAGAGCAAATGGGGCGGACGCCAAAGCAAATAGCTAGTCGTGTAGCGGTACTCATTGCCAGTGGCAGATACCCAGGCATGACGCCAAGACCACGCGGACGCATTCCAAAAATTAAACAAATTTAACGAGAGGAATTTGTATGTCAGCACGAATTAACGATGAATTAGCCCCTGCATACGAAAAACTTAGCAACCAACAGATAGGTGCAGCATGAACGTATACGAAATGGAAGGATTCCTGCGCGGCAAGTGTCTACCTGGTGACTTGTTGGCTGGTGAAAGCCATGTGGCATATCTGGTAAGAAAATTGAATGAAGCATCAGCTTTGAAGGCTGAGCGAGATGCGCAGCAGAAACGAGCAGATGCTCTGGCTGTGGAGAATGCGGCGCTGAAAAAAGCAGTAACTGAGTTCAATGAGCTTTACGGGCAAGGGATGAACGTCGCTAACTGGCATCTTAACGGAGACCTTGAGCCGCTGGATAACTTCTTCGATGAAAATGACTGGAACCCAGAAACCCCAGCCACCTCCGCCGCCCTCGCCGCTATTGAAGCGCTGGGAGTTGAGAAGGCCATCGCTCATCTTCTAAATAAGTTCGAAGGAACAGGACAAATTGGCGTGCCAGTTATGGCGCTTGAATCGCTTGCTAAGCAGATGCTGGAGGCCAAATGATGGAAATCTTCGACCTCGAAAACGTCTACGACGAGCAAATCAGTCCGCTGATGCAGCAAATCATAGCTATCTGCCAAGAAAATAACATGCCAATGATCGCCTCCTTTGCCTTCGAGAATTGCGAAGAGCGAAACCTTGGTTGCTGCACAACCATCCTTAACGACTTCGATGATCGCTATGTGACCGAGTTTACGCAGGCCCTGCGCATCATTCAAAAATCACCGCAGGTGTTCGGCTTCGCCATCACGTCTGGGGAGGCCAAATGAAAGAGTGCGACCTCAAAGAGCTAAATGACTATCAGCTTGCCGACATAAAGAACGATGTTGAGCGTGAACTGAAACGACGAGCAGACGGCCCGAAAGTTACCACGTATTACGTTGTGTCTTGCATCACTAATGCTGAGCATTTCGTCGATATGGACTGCGCTTTACGTTGCCTACAACACCAATCAAAGGCCATTCAGGAATGGGTTTCCGAAGACCAAGAAAACCGTGATTACGTGAACCGTTGTACTGGCATCGTTGGAGTTAAGTTTCAAGTCCAAGAGATGAGCCTCGACCACTTCAACATGCGTGTGTCTGAGAAGTTTTTCGATGACATCTGCTACCCGGAGGTGCGTGATGCCAGCAAATGAAACCAACCTCGACGGCAAAAGCATTCTTGACATGTGCTGCGGCTCCCGCATGTTCTGGTTCGACCGCACCGATTCGCGCGTAGTGTTCGGTGACATCCGTGATGAATCCCACATTCTTTGTGATGGGCGCGAGTTGCATATCAAACCTGATGTGCTGCTGGACTTCCGCGCACTGCCATTCGATGACGAGCAGTTTAGCCTGGTTGTGTTCGATCCTCCGCACCTTGAGTTTGCCGGTGAAACCAGTTGGCTCCGAGCCAAGTATGGCGCACTCAACCGAGATACATGGCGCGATGATCTGGCCAAAGGCTTCAGCGAGGCATTCCGGGTGCTGAAACCAATGGGAACGCTGATTTTTAAGTGGAACGAAACGCAGATTAAAACCAGTGAAATTCTCGCACTGACCGACCAGAAACCAACATTCGGGCATCCGTCAGGTAAACGGGCAAACACTCACTGGATCGCGTTTTTCAAAGACTCCGAGGAGGCCCAGCATGGCTAACATACCCAACTGCGACCACATCACTGATGAATATATCGAACAAGCTTTCGAAGGCACCAATTTTGGCCCGGTTAACAAACGGAAAATGTTAGAGCAAGGATGTCTGAAGGCGGCGTGCGATTCGTGGTCTGGTCACACCCTCTCCACCATTATGGTGGAAATCGGCTTCACGAAGAAGCTGCACGGGAAGTTAACAAAACTTGGAAAGCGCTTCCTGATGGATTCGTTCTATCAGCCAAAGCAATCGGGTTGAAGCCCAGGAGAAAGCATCATGAGCAATGAAGATCTAATCGCGGCTGCAGTGGAGTTGGCCGGTAAGTTTTACTCCGCGCAGGGATATATCCATCGCCCAGGATTCAAGTATTACGAATCACCTCACCCGGCAGAACAATTGGTGTGGGAAATGGCGTGTGATGCATTCGAATTTATTCGTGGTAGCGATGTGCGTGATGCGTTGGCAGAAATTGAGGATTACGAGTGATGGACACTAAGCTGAGCGAACTGAGCAAGCCAAGCGCTGAAGTCGTTTCTAAATTTGGCGACCCGGAAGCATTTGGCGAGCGTGAACTTAAGGTACTAGCCGATATTCAGAAATTGGCATACGGCACTAAATTCTACTCGCAAGAGTACGTATCCGCCCTTAAACACGAATCTGCGGTTAACTGGGAAGCTGCGACATCCCTAGCTGCAGAGAACGAGGAACTAAAGCGGGACATGGAAGCGAAGGATAAGCGCATTGCCGAGCTGGAGCAGCGGCTGGATACGCCGGTGCGGCTGCCGGAGACGTATTCTCCCGATCCGTGGATGGGGCCAGACCCAAGCGGAACCTGGCTTGACAAATGGGATGTGAAAGAAGCTATCCGCGCCGCAGGCTTCACTGTGGGGGATGAGTAGCTATGGAATTATCAGAGCAGATTGCAATAGCAGCCATCAAGGCGGCAAGCGATATGGCAGTAGCGAAAATTAACGCTAAGGGCAACAAGTTCGATGCTTACACAAGGCATGTGAACTGGTTCAAGCAATCCCTTGTAGAAGTCATTGATGCGATGGAAAAAGAAATAAAGGTGAAGCAATGACGCAGACACTAACGACTGAGACAGTAAAGCTGTGGCGCAGAAATGCAGAAATCACAGCAGATGAAACTGCCGAACACGATCCGGAGCATATCGCGGCTAAAGCCATTCTAGCACTTACCGCAGAAATCCTGGCTAACCGTGAGGCGCAGCCTGTCGGCTTCTATACCACCGTATCTGGCCGAGGAGGTGTGGTTTGGCATAACGGTGCGCCTGCAGATGACACCGCCATTTACACCGCCCCGCCAGCGCCAGCAGTGCCGGATGAAATGACATTTAGCGAAGCTGAAAATTTCATTAAAAAACTCACTCCACCAACTGAGGAAGAAGCAGCAATGTTTGCATGGAACTCCTGTCGCGCCGCAGTGCTGGCAGCAGCGCCGGAGGGTGGGAATTGACTCCCGTTCACGCTTAATTATACTGTATGCATAAACAGTATTTTAATGGTGAATATCATGGGTTCAAAAGACCTAGGCTACGACGTCGTCTACAGAGGCGAAACAATCACTTATATCCGAGAAGGACGGTGGGTTTTCTTCCAGCGCCTCAAAGAATATGGTGGTGGCTACTGGCTCGGACGAACATATCACGACGCGTTCATCTTCGGATTAGAGCGGCCTACGTCGCTGTTTGAGGGTATCCAGTTCATTTTAGCGATGGAAATTGCCGAGAGTAGCTTTACTGTATTTGATGACGATTTCAAGCTGACGTAGTTTGTTCTAATTGATTCTGCCGAGGAAATTATATGCAATGCAAAGATATCCCGGATCGCCCAGTTCTGGTTTTCTTGGCGGGACTTGGCCGCTGGGGAACTTGGTTAGAAAATCAGTGCGGCGAGCTTTTTCCAAATTCAGTTCAGAATGCGATGCCCGCAGCTGTTGGTGAAAAGCTGGCCAGGGCAAAAATGGCGATGCTAATCCGTCGTGGTCTTGTTGATGGTTGCTCATGTGGCTGCAGAGGTGACTATGAGTTAACCGATAAGGGGCGTGAGTTTATATCAGAATGATGGAGGTGCGGCGATGAAGTTTCCAAAAGGTAGCATCGTTAAACACAAATCAGGTCACATTAAAGGGGTTGTTGATAGTCGCTTCGGTGATAAGGATAACGACCCATGGATATTCGTTATTTGGGACAATGGAAGCGCTGAAAGCCACAAGGAAAGCGAGTTATCGTGGGCCACTACTGACTTCCCAAAACTATACAAAAACATATACGATTAGGTAAAGAACTGATTGAGGCTTTAGATATGGCGCAAAACAATCGCAAATACGAAATTGTGGAAATAAACGAACTTCGAGTCGGGGATGAGATAGTTTTAAATGGGATGACTTACTCTATTTTGTCATTTACCGATCAGGATGCTGATTCAGATATCACTCAGTTTTCGCAAATACCACAAATAACAGGAATCGTTGCTAAAGACGCTAACGGTAGCGTTATAAAAGTACGCAACGACAACGGTGTTGGTTATGCCAGAAAAATGAAAAAACGGAAAGCATTAAAGAAAAATTCCTCGTAGTCGACGCACAAAAATAACAGGAGCACATCATGACAGACACTTTCGAAAAGTGGCTGGATGAGCTTATTAAAAATCCAGCAACAGGAGCAATAGAGGCGCGACGTAGAGTGCTGAGCATCCCACGCACAGACTTTGCCCGCGACGTATGGAACGACTGCCTCAAAGCCAGGAAAGGGAAATCTAAGTAACCTATCTCGGAGTATCCCCCGATGACAATTCACAACCTCCCTACTGAGAAGAAATTCCCAGTTGAGCGTGAGCTTGGCCTGCGCATAGCCGAGCTTATCAGCGAATACCACGGCCAGCTGTCATTAGTGGCTACCCTCGGAATTTTAGAAGTCGTTAAAAGCGATTTGTTGAATAAAGGTGGAAAACAAAATGTGTGATGAATTCGAAGCTGCTAGTGAACTGGAAACGTTTTTGCGTGATGTGGCAGTTGCTAACCGCAAGCCACCAATGTCGTTTGCCGGGTTCTGCGCTAGCGAATGGTGCGGGGAAAAAATTGTGAAGGGGATGTTCTGTGATGAAGGGTGCCGCGAAGATCATCGCCTTCAGCAGCTAGAGAAAAACAACAAGCGGAGGGATGCAGCATGATAGCTAAACAGCCATTCCCTCTATGGGGGATTGTGGGAATTATCCTCATCATCCTGGGATTCTACGCCATGGACTTAGGCTTCCGGCTTGACGCTCTGTGGGTTATCTCTTGCGGCTGCGTCTTCGTGTTCATGGGCATAGTGGTGTCAATATTATGAGCAGACAAAAACAAAGCGCGCTTCTCGTCTATGACGGGCACGTGATCACCATCTATCTAGGCGCGGCGGATGACGAAGAGTATGCGGGTAAAATGGCGATTCTCGAACAGATCGTTAAACCAGGCGTGAAGCTGATCGCCGAGCAGTCTGTGCATGAGTATAACACCCCTGCAAATATCACCCTCCAGTAAGTAATCATGAGGGATATCTATGGCCGCCCCGCACTACCGCCCGGCAAGTTCAGCGCAAAATTGTGGCTGAGCTATTTCGTGCATCTCATCGATAAGGAGTCACACAAATGAAAGCTGAAGAAATGTTAACCAGCGAAGATGTGCGAGCGCTGCTGAAGATTTCAAACTCGTCCATGTTTCGATTGCGACACAGAGATATAAACCCATTCCCAGAGCCTGACTTTTACGGCGTCGGATCTGCGAATAAATGGTTTACATCAAAAGTCGCAGAGTGGCAGCTTGCAGAGAGTAAGCGAGCAAAGACCAAGCCCGCTGAACATCTGCACGAAAAAACTAGGCGGTTTTCTCGTCGGGCCGCTTGAACTCGATCACATCAGGATTAACGATAGCCATCAACTTAGCGAGCCACTTATCATACGCCAGTCTCATCTCCTCCATGTAATCGTGCCTATCATAGACAGACCACACGCCAGGGAGCTTGTGCCCAAGCATAACCTCAGCAACGTGTGGTTCAGTAATGTTAGACCACATAGTCCGTGCAGTTCGCCTCAAATCGTGCATAGTGAATGTTTTAAAGTCAGCGTTTTTTTTGCATATAGCAACGTTCATTGCATTTATGACACCCACATGCGCGCTCGCCTTCAAAGGCATTTCCTTAGATGAGAATATAAATTTCCCAGGGGATGCCTTCATTCTTCTTTTCACAATCTCAGCCACAAAATCGTTCATCGGCCTGATGATGGGCCGCTTGGTCTCGATGCCTGTTTTATGGTTTTCTGGAGGAACTCTCCATGTCATACCATCAAAATCAAAATGCCCCCGCTCCGCCAGCCTCAACTCCCCCACACGACACCCATAAAAAAGACATAGTCTAATGAGGTCTTTATTACTCTGCGTCATCCTGCCAGCGTCTAAGGCGTTCCAAACAATCGCAATCTCTTCAGCAGAAAGTGACCTATCGACCGATTTTGGTTTGATACCGAAGTCAGAAGCGTTAATCTCTATGAGTGGGTTTTCATCGACTAATTGCCGTTTCTTTGCCCATGAATAGCACCTTTTGGCGTTAGAGATGAGCTTTACCGCTGTTTCGGGTTGGGATTTTGCAATCCTTTCCAATACGGTGATCCATGCATGTATAGTGATGCGGCTTGCTGGTATATCACCAATAGAAGGGAATACGTGGATCTCAAATGTCCTGAGGATTTGCTCACCTGTCACTGTCGATGTCTTAAGTAAGCCATGCCACTCACGATAGAGTTTTTCGAACGACCTACCCCGCCTTGCATCATCAATCAGTTTTGAATGCTTGGGGCTATCACCATTAGCCACAAGTGAAGATAGTCTGGCTGCTTCCGCCCTAGCATCTTTCAACCCCATAGCCGGGTAACTCCCTACCGTCACCTTGTCGGCTTTACCGTTCAATCGGTATCGATAGAAGAAGGTTACCGAACCTTTGAGCGACACTCGTATCCACAGACCATCACGATCTGATTTTTCTTCTATCTTGTCGCGCTCCTTGCCCAACCTGGATTTTAAGAACGAGTCTGACAGAGCCATTGATAGCACCATATTCGCGAGGGGGATTATCACGAGTATAAGCAATGGACACACAGATGGACACAACAAACACGGTTTAAGTAAAGACTAAGTTGAAACAGGTTGGCATACCTAAAAAAGAAAAAGCCCGCTCTACCTTACCTCAACACCAATTTTTGGCATGGGTTGACAATGGGTAGAACGGGCTGCCTCATCCCGACACAGGAAGAAGAAGGTAATAGCGTTGAAACTTAGAAACGATAGGTCAGGTTAACCGCGACAATATCGTCGGTGCTCAGTTTCAGCTTGTTATCGTCGTTCAGCTGGTTGATTTTGTAGT